TACAGATGGAAGTGGCGTATATTTAAAAGATTTAGATAATAATAAACTTATTCTTAAAGAATTAAAAAATCATTTAAAAGATATATCCTATGGTGGCGATAACCGTTTACTAATTACAAGCTTTAATGTAAAAAATACACCTATTGAATATATTTATTCTAATTATAATTTAAATTATTTAACTTTAAGTGAAGAGCCTATAGAAAATTATAAAAGTTATTATAACAGTACTTCTGAAAATACAACAGAAAAATCTCAACCGGATGGAAGTATAATTCTTAGACTTTTTAAAAGTTTAATGATGAGTTCTACTTATACGCTTCCAGAAATGTATAAGACTTATACTAAAAAAACTTATATAGTATATAAAAAGAATGAAATTACTGAATTCAATAATACTATAAGAGCAAGTAGACTTGAAGGAGATGAAAGTTCTATAAATATTTATAAGTTTGACCCAAATGATTATTATAATATTCCAACAAATAGAGGAATTATCGTAAATACTATATCTGTAGGTGATGCTATATTAGTTCATACAGAAGATAGTATGTTTAAATTTTCTGGAAGTAATACAATACAATCTTCTGATGGAGAAATTCAACCTACTGAAAATAATGTATTTGATACTGGTGTATCTGAGATATTTGGTAGTGATTTCGGTTTTGCTGGATTACAATATAAAAACGACCATATAGTTACAGAAAATGGTTATATCTTTTTTGATAGAGATTCTCGTGTAGTTTATATGTATTCTGGTCAAGGACAAATAATTAAACTTAGCGATTCTATTGAAAAATTATTTAAACATAGAAATATAGAACATATTAGATTTGCTAATGACTATTATAATAATAGATTCTTTATGTCTATTATGTTTTACGAAACATATAATATTACAGAAAATGAAGTTCTTGTAACTAAAAAGAAATATTATCCTGTTACTTTATCTTTCAATATTTCTGAAAATGTTAAATCTTTTGTTAGTCTACATGATTTTTATTATACATTAGCTTTTAATACAAAAACTAAATGTTATTTTATAACACAAGATGACCAAGATATTTGTAATATACTAAAAGAATATAAAGCTTGTTATACTAAATTAGAACTTCCAAAAGATGAACTTTATATTGGAAAAAAAGATACAGTTAAAATACAACTTGTAGATAAAGATAAAATTAATGCAGTATTTAAAGAATATAATATTAATTCTTATTTTTCTATAATAGATATAATAAATAATACAGATTATGAAATGACTAAAACATTAAATGCTGTATTATGGATAGGAACTAAAGTTATTTCTGAATTTCAAAGAGTATTAGATTCAGATGATAAAACTCTGAATATGGTTCAAGAAAATATTGATGAAATTCCTTGTAAATATATAAGAGTTTATTCTGATACATGTATGAGTCCTCTTTGTGATTGTTCTAAAAAGTCTAACGATGAAACTATTTATTCATTAAGTTATCCTAAATATCCTTTTTATAATCAAGGTAATTGGACTTTTAATTATTTTAGAAATATTTTAAATTCTAACAATCATAAATATAATTATTCTAGTGATGATAATAGTCTAATAGAAGGTAAATATTTTGTTGTTAGATTTATATTTGATAGTGATTTTAAAATGGAAACTTTATCTTTACATTATAATATAAAATGAGTAGAATAAAACTTAGAAACGGAGGTAAACCTCGTCATAAAGCATTTTTAGGAGCAGATGGATCTATTATAGCTGCCGCTACTTTAACTGCTGCGGCTATGAATACTGCTGCCACACTTAATTCAGCTAAGACTCAAGCTAAAGCTATGATAGAAAATGCTAAAGCTCAAGCTAAATCTATAGAAGAACAAACTAATAATAATAATAATTTACAAAAAGAACAAATAAATTTTACTCGTTCTCAAAATCAAGAGAATAGACAACAGCAACAAGATATTCAAACTACTCTTCAGCTTCTGGCTGGACAAGAAAATATGAATGACAGAATGGAACGTAATAAAATGCAAGTTAAATTAGGTGGTAAACTTAAACGTAGAAGTATCACTGCACCTTTCTACGGGGGAGGTCAATTCCAAGTAACTGATGGAGGTGGTGTTATTCCTCTTTCTATTACTCCTGATGGTTATGGTCTTTATGAACTTTTTGGAAATGATCATGAGCATTATCATAAAACTTCCGGCGGTAAAAATAAAACTGGTGTTGGAATTAAGTTTAACGATGGTTCTGTTGTAGAAGGAGAAGGTAATCAAAATACTAATCAAGGTGAACTTCTTTATGTAACTCCTAATGATGCTATGTTTATTTCTAAACATAACATTGACGGTTTTAATCCTACAGAAGCAGTTAAACAAGGTGTTCATCCTGTTCAGGCATTTAATATTCAAGAAATTCTTAAAGCAAGAAAAGGTTTGAATGACGATGGTAGTAAAGCTAAATGCGGAAAACGTCGTAGTCTTAAACGTTTAATGGGTGGATATAGCCCTGCTATAGAACAAGCAAATATGACTCAAAATCCTAGTAATGGAACAGGTCTTGTTTCAGGTGGAGTAATATATGCTGTAAATAATAAAACTACATCCCCCGTAGAAGAGTCACAATATACCAATATTGCTAAATGTGGAAAACGTATTACTCTTAAATGTGGTGGAAGACGTAAAGCTGCTTTAGGATATTCTAAAACTGGTTTTTGGAATGATTATGGTGGGGCTGTTGCAAATACTGCTGGAAATATTTTAGGAGCTGGAATTTCAACTATTGGTAATTTTATAGCATCTAATAAACTTAGTAAAGCTTATAATGAAGCTGGAAATATTCTTGCAAATGCTTATTCTCAAATGCATGGAATTGATTTAGATGAAGTCAAAATGGAAGATTTTGACGCTCCTCATACTTTAGCTGTTGTCAGAGATGCTAATAATATTAATTACAATCCTCAACGAGAACGTATTCGTCGTAATTCTGTTTCTGAACGTAGAGAAATAAATCGTGGAACTTTAAGTTCTGCCGCTCGTCAACAAAGACTTGCTGCTACAAATGATAGAATGTTGCAAAATATTAGTGAACTTAGTTCTAATGAAAATACAGCAAGAGAACAAATTAGACAAGGTAATGCTGAACGTATAACACAAACAGCTCAAGCTAATGCAGATAGAGATATTCAAGCACGTAGAGATTACGGTAATCAAAGACTTTCACTTCTTCAATATAATAATGATATTGAAAATACAAAAATTACTGGTGCTGCTCAAGCTCGTGCTGACGCTCTTACTCAAAGTAGTACACTTAGAGCTACAGCTTTACAGAATAGCGCTAATGCTATTGGTTCTGCATTAACTGCCGCAGGTAATGCTTTTGGTAGAGCTTATGAAATGAAAGTTGAAAATCAAAATCAATTAGATGCTATTATGAGTGGATTAGATCCTAAAACTGCATCTAGTAGAATTTTAGATATGAGTCCTAAAGAAGTTCAAGCTTATTACAATAGATATAGTAAATCTACTGACCCTAATCTTAGAGCTATAGCTAGAGAAATAGCAGCTTCTGGTAAAGTAACTGTATAACATGTAAAAGATATGCCTAGAAATATAATTTATCCATCACTTAAAACATTTGAATTTAATCCTGTTGCATTTCAAGCAACAGAATATACTCCTGTTGAGCGTAAATCAAATGTTTTGCTTCAACGTTCTTTAGAACAAAAACAAGCTACTAGACTTTCTGCTACTAGTCAATTAGATAAAATACGTCTAGATGCTAATAAATTAAGGTCTACTATATCTCCTGATGCTAAAACTCAGCAATGGTTTACTGATTACACTAATCGAAGAATTAATGATATTCAAGCAGAAATAGATAGTGGCAATTATAATCATGCTGTTGAATTAGCCGGAAAACTTGGTAGTGAGTTTATTGGTACACAAATTCAAGGAAGACAACAAGCCTTTACTGATTGGAAAACTGCTGATGATGTTTATCAGAAAGCAGTTTTAAGTGGTACTTATAACGCTAGAGATTTGAATTATTGGCGTCAAGACAATCCTGTTAATTACACTCCTGCTATAGATGCTGACGGAAATGAGCGTACTGATATAATTGGAACTTGGACTAAACCTAATGAACTTTTAGCTCCTGTAGATTGGGAACGCCTTATTACTACAGCTGCTCAAGGTCCGGCTTATGACCAACATACTTCAGGCGGTTATACTAAATCTGATGGTAGTGGTACTGGTTCTAGTTCTTATAATCGTCTCACAAAAGAAAGAATTAGAGATTATTTTACTGAACTTATACAAGATGATACTGTGCGTCGTCAAATACAACAAGATTGGGAATATAGTCGTAGAGAACTTGATGAACTAGAAGCCCAACTACCTAATCTTTCTAATAGTCCTGATGATCAAAATGTTAGAAATAGATATAATGAACTTGTAAAACTACTTAGACCAGACGGTAGCACAACTGTTGGATGGGAAACTTATGCTATGAATGTAGCAGGTGATAGATTAGATGAACATGCTTACAATAGACGAAGTACTGCACATGTTAGTGAAGCTCCAGAAAAACAAATTCCTACATATGTTGGAGGACAAGACTATAAAAACAATATTGTTCAAGTAGGAACTACACCATTTGGTGTTCCTGTTTTAAGTTATGACGGTTCTAATTATACTAGAGATGTTTCTGGTAATTTAGTTAGATATACTGGTGTAATTAATTCTTTTGATTGGGGTGAGTGATATAAAATATAATATTATGAAATATAATTTTACAAATTATACAAGAATAGACGGTTCTATAGCTGATTATGAGAAAGGATATATAACTGACCAAAATAAAAATGATAAAAATAGTTATATATTTAGACCAGAACTTTTTCAAAAGCTTATCAATGAACGTAGATATGAAGAAGCTGTAGAATATGGTAGAAAGTTTAAAAGAAATGACCCTTATGAGGATGAACAATTTCAAATGCAATTATATAATATCGCTCAAGACGGTCGTTATCAAGCTCATTTTTACAGTCAACTTCAAAATGCTCCTGAAACTTTAGCTAAAAGTGAATTTTATAATAATGTTTTTCTTAAAAATGGACTTTCCACTCTTGTTAATAGAGAAGGTGTTGCAGATAATACTATAGCTAAAAGTTTTTTGCAAGCTAAACGTAATTTTGGTAGTAAACTAGATGAGAACGGAAATGTAACAAATGAAGCTACTAGAATTAGTGTAACATTTAAACCTGCTAATGATGGTTTTTGGAGAGGTGTTGCAGATTTCTTTCAAGGAACAGATTCTAGTGTAGATTATCTTCAACAATTTTATAGTCAAAGTGGTTTAACAGAACAAGCATTAAGAGCAAATGGTGTTAACATTTCTTTTGTGGATGGTAATACTACTATAACTTTTGATAAATCTAGTCCTATATCTAATCAAATATTGTACGGTTTAGGTTTTGACGATACTGTAAAAATGCAAGGTACACGAGGTGGACTTACAGCTACAATAGCATCTAATGCTCCTATTATAAAAAGTTACGATATTAATGGTAGAGAAATTCAAATAGAAGATGTTAATAAACCAGGTTATAACGGTAGTGGAACGTTTTTAAGTGGACAAGCTAGTGCGTTACTATCTCTTAAAAATTTCAAAGCTATTATAGATAACGCTAAAGCTGAAGATGATAAAGCTAAAGCTATAGTCAGTAAAGCTGATGGTAATTATAAAGGTTTTGCTATTCCTATGACTGATGAAGAGATAAAAGCTGGGGCTTTAGATAAAGCTCTTCATCAATTAGGAAGTGGTGATACTAGAATGTATAGTAATAACGGCAATAAGCCTGGAGATGAAACTCTTAGATTTGTAGGACAAGCTACTGAAAATAGTGATAGTAACGAAAGAGAAGATCTCATAAATTATATTGGGGCTAATGCTGATAAAGTAACTATGGCTTATGCTATGTACGGCGATGAAGTTGGAACTTTAATTACTGTTGATGCTTTCTCTCTTACTAATGAACAAGCTAAAGAATTAGATAAAAATATGAAAGCAGAAGATGCTTATCATGGTAGGCGTATTCATGTTTTTATTCCTGGTCTTAACGCAGATGAAGCTAAAGCTAGTATTAATTCTAATAGCAATCTTCGTGCTGAATACGAAGCTAACAACATGCAAAAATATGGTCATGCTTTTAAACTTAGTAATGGTAGAAAAATAATGTATGATGGAAGTGGAAATTATATTTATCAAGATAATTATGATAAAATTTCTCAAGATGAAGCTACACTTTTAATTCATAAAACTCAACTTATAGAAGATTCTCAATTCCTTAAATATAATTATATAAATGACGAAGGTACATTGTTTGATTCTAAAGGTTTTGATAAACAAGCAAGAGAATATGCTATAAGTGCTGCAATGTCATTATATCCTAATGTTTTAAGTGTTACTAACGATAAAGGTAAAATAGCTTTTAAAGACAAATTAGGAAACACTATTACAGTAGAAGATATTTTTAGTAAAAAAGGCGGTAACAATACTGTTTTAGATAAATATGCCAAAAATATGGATTATAAAACTCTTCAATTTTATAAAGATTGTTTTGATATTTATATGGCTATAATAAACAATGCTTCTTTCTATAAATAAAATATTATGAATACTTTCAAATTTATACAAGAAGGAGGTTTTTCAGAAGAGAAAAATCCTAAATATGACCCAACTAAAAAAAGAAGTAAAGAACCTGAAACTATTCTTACTTCTAATTTTGGTAATCAAAATGATAGATTTACTAAACTTGCTCGTAAAAATATAGAAGAAGGTTGGTTTGCTCCTACTGAAGTTACTGAAAGATATGCTAAAAAAGGTATTAATTATAATCCTTGGGAAAATATTGATAAACAACTTGCTGATACTCAAAGTAATTGGACTAAATTAGGTAATGCTCTTGTTCAATCTATTGGTTCTGAGATTGTTCTTGGAGCCTTTAAGTCTGTATTTGATATTATTGATTTTGGCATAAGTAGTCTTCCTGGAGTTGAAAAAGATTATCAAAATCCTATAAGTGATTTAATAGGTAAAGGTCAAGATTATATAACTGAAGATTTAGCTCCTATTTATACTGATCCTAATGTTAATATTCAAAATGGTGGTTTAACTGATTTTAGTTGGTATGCTAAAAATATACCTAATGTAGCAACTACATTAATGCTTCTTTTACCAGCTAAAGGTTTTACTCTTGGAGCAAGTGCTTTATTGAAAGGTACTCGTCTTGGTAGAGCCACAACAAGAAGTATAAGTAGTGCTCGTCGTTGGGCTACTGGTATAAACAAACTTGAAGATGCTTCTCAAATGTCTAAATGGCAAGCTAGTATTAACAGTTTTACAGGTGTTGCTAGAGCTAATAAAGCTGTTGAAATTGGAGCAGAAGCACTTCTTATGCGTACTGCTGAAAATTATCAAGAAGCTAGAGAAACTTATCTTCCTGTTTATGAAGAGGCTAGCCAAGCTCTTAATGAAATGAAAGATGAGGATTATCAAAAACTTATTGATAGTAATCCTGAGTTTTTCTCTAAAGATAAAGTTGATACAACAAATAAAGACGAAGTTGCTAAATATATAGCAAGAAGTGCTGCTGATAGAACTTTTACTATGGACTTTAGTAACCTTATATTTGACATTGTTCAACTTTATGGTCTTCGCAATATGGGTAAAGGTATTAAGGAAGTTACTAGAACTCGTAAAATTAGAGGACTTCAACAAGAAAGTATAGAAGCTGCTGGTGAAATTAAACCTCTTGGTGCAGCTGCTAGTAGTACTGCTAATTCAACTGCTAAAAAAGCTGCTGAAGAATCTTTAACTTTCTTTGATAAAGTAGGTTCTTATGGTAGACGTGCAGGAGGTTTCATCTATGATGTTGGCAAATATCAAGGTAAAACTATTTTAGAAGAAAGTACTGAAGGTATAGAAGAAGCTGTCAACTATATCGCTCAACAAGAAGGTCTTACTTATGGTAAAATGCTTCTTGCTGGTCAAACTGACGATTATACTAATTCTTTTTGGACTGCCATTCCTAAAACTTGGACTAATATGCACGGTAATCTTGGTGATTATCTTATGAGTCCAGAACTTCAAGAATCTGCTTTTTGGGGTGTTGCTGGTGGTTGGATTTTTGGTAATTTCGGAAGTGCAGCTAATAGAGCACAACTTGCTATTGAACGTAAAGCAGCTAATAAACTTCGCAAAGAAAATGAAAAGACTGGTGAACAAACTCCTCTTGATAGAATTACACAACTTTTTGAAAGTGATGAAGATAAAGTTGTTAGAATGTCTATGCAAAAGCGTCTTGAATCTGTAGGTCTTCTTCAACAAAGACTTAAAGAAATTAAAGGAGGTAGAGATCCATTTTCTGAAGTAGATAAAACTACTAATAAACATGCTGAATTTACAGGAGATGTTAAAAGTCGTAAAGCTATAGCTAGAGCTAGAGCTATTTCTGAATTTAGAAGCACTCTAGCTATAGATGCTGTTAATAGTGGAACTTATGAACTTCTTAAAGATTATATGCAATCTAAAGAAGTTAAACAAGCTATGGTTAATCTTGGACTTACTACTCAAGAAGAAGTTGATGGTTTTGTTCAAGAAACGCTTAATGATATGGAAGAAGCCAAAGCAGATTATGCTAAACATTCTGCTCATGTTCTTAATCAAGTAGCTTTTATAAATAACCAAAATAGAAGTAAAAAATATAAAGGTAAAGATGAAAACATCGCAGATGATGATATAGATATTCCTGTTGAATATGCAAGAATTATTGCCAATGAAAATTATATTCGTAGTAGAGCAGTTAAAGCAATAGAGAAACAACTTGCTACATTAGGAGTTCTTGAAAGTGAACAAGAAGCTATTCTTAAGGAACTTAATCCTGATATTAATCCTATTCAAGCTAAGGAAGCTGTTGCTCTTGGAGCTTTGCTTTCTACATATCGTACACTTGCAGCAGAAGAAAGAGAAGTTAGTGAAAATAAACCTAATAATTCTCTTGGTAGACTTCAACAATTTTCTCTTCTTCAACAAATTAAAAGTCAAAAAGAAGCAGTTCTTAAAGAACTTAAAAATAGAGGTACTGGTGGAAATGTAAATAGTATTGCTAATATTTTTATGGCTTTTAGTGTAGGTAGACGTGTTCGTAAAAATCCTGATACTAAAATGCTAGAAGATGTCATTGAAACTACTGATGCTGAAATCTTAGATGATGTTCGTAAGTTCTTTGGAGAAGAACTTAATAATGTTTCTGACGAAAGTATTATTCAATCTGCTATGGCTGTAAATAAAGACATTAATAGTATATTGAATAATAACGATGACGGTCTTATTAAACTTAATAATAGACTTTTTGAACTTTATACTAATCGTACTCAACTTGAAATTCAAAAAGAACTTCAACGTTCTCTTATTGTTAGTAGTTCTGACCAAATTCGTGAACGTATAAATTATCATGCTAATGTTCAAAATAAAGTTCGTGCTGAAAAACTTTCATTTGCTGAAGATGTTATTCGTAAAGCGATAGAAGATTATGGTGGAATTATAGATGAAAATACTGGTAATGATTTGATTCCTGCTATTATTGCAGCATATAATGGAAATAAAGCTGAAGCTAGACGTATAGCAGAAGAAGTTATGGCTAATCCGGGAGAAGGTTCTATAACTGCTAGTGAATTTCTTGATGCACTTGATATTTTTGCTATGCATAGAAGTACCAATAAAGACCTTCTTGATTGGCTTGGTGAAACTCTTAATATGGAAGGTAAACTTATTCATCAAGCTCGTACTAGACAAGTTCAAGAAAACGCCACAAATCAAAATGGGATTTCAGCCACTGAAAGTGCAGAGATGAAGAATTCTTCATCTGAGCCGATAGAAACGATTGTGAGCAATCCTACGGCTTCACAGAGCCAATTAGCCAACAACAACCCACTCCAACAAAAGCAAAAGCCAATAGAAAATGTTACTGCTCGCGAAACTACTGGTGTTAAACTTATTATTAATAATCGTAGTAAAATTAGCGTAGCTAAAACTGTAAATGCTAGTCAAGCTGAAATTAGTAATAGTGTTTTTGTAGGTCAAATAAATGAAGATGGTTCTATTGAAATATCTGCTGATATGCTACCTAAAAACAAACAACTTTCTCTTATTAAAGCAGGTTTGTTTGATGTAGATGAAGATGTTGATCCTCTAAGTGCTGGTGAGCAATGGCAAGTTACAGAAAATCCTATTGTTAGAATTAGAAAGAATAATCCTATTGAAGTTGTTAAAGAAGGTAGAATTTCTAAAGTAGATAATCCTGGTGCTCCTGCTACAGAACCTGCTCAACCTCAAGGTGCTTCTATAAACAATGAAGATGAACTTATAGATGCTGCTAATAGTGGAGTAGGTGAATTCCCTCGTGAAGCATTTTCTTCAGAAGCTACTGCTGTTCAAAGAGAAAAAGATATTAATGAATGGTTGCAAAAGCCTACTATTGCTAGTGAACTTAAGAAATATGCTAAAGGTGCTCAAAATGTAGAAGAAGTTATTCAGAAAGCTATTGCTAATAGTAATAATGAAGATACTAAAAAAGCACTTAATGATATTCTTAAATTTAATAGTAGTAAAGCTATTGTTCAAGGATATTTAGAAGAAGCTAATGCTAGCACGCCCGTAGAAGAAAATGCTGATTCCAACCTTCCTACGGGGGAGGGCGTTAGGCAAGAGGGTGAACTTGCTAATATAGATGATGATATTAATAGTGAAATTTTCTCTCATATTCCAGATTTACTTGCTGATAATATAAACTTTGATGATATTCATAGTAAAGTAGTAGATTCTATAAGTAGGAAATATCCTACTATGAGTAGAGAAGATGTAGAAGCTAATGTCAAACCTATAATAGATAATGTTAAAGCTGCTAGTGAAAATGCTAAATCTTTAAAGTCTAAAGCTCTTCAAACTGGTGCTAGTCTTGCTTATAATGCTCGCGTAGAAGATTCTACTACTGATAATTTCAGTAAGCCTTTTGAAGCTGCTGCTGAAGCATTTTTACAAGAATATTCTAAACTTCTTATTGTAAAACAGATTGACGGTAAACAAGTTGTACGACTTGAAGATATTCTTCGTCTTGTACAAAATGCTTATCCTATGTCTAAAATTGAAGCTGCTGTTTTTTATAATATTATCAGAAATTATCTAATTGCTAATCAAGATAAATATGAAATTATCGACTTAAATGAGGGTGAAAAGATTTTTGATAGACTTGATAAGACTTCTAAACAAGCAGTAGAACAAGAATATGGAGATGAAGTTCGTGTAAATATTAGAGATTTTATTGAAGGAGGTCTTGATGAAGATACTATAAAAGTTCTTGACAGTCTTAAAGTAGGAGATAAAGTTCAACTTAGTTTAAACAAAGGTATGATTTATGTTTCTGTTAATGGAAAAACTATTGGATACATGAGTTTACCTTCTGTTGATGGTGATTCTTATATTCAAAGAAATCAAGGTTGGATTACTGATGTAAAAGTTGATGCTAACGGAAATCCTGTAAGTGACGTTATGAATATTATCAAAGATTTGTTTCTCGGTAAAGGAGCTTCTTATGATGAACTTAGAACTCTACTTACTAGATTGAGTGTTAATCCTGCTAATATTACTGAAGATGATATTCAAGAATTTGCAATGAATCCTCTTATTGCTAATTTAGCAAGACAAGCTAGACTTAGAAAACAAAATGGTAATTCTAGAACTATATTTGAAGTAGAAGATGGTGGTAATATAGATTTCTCTGCTCCTCTTCTTCATCTTGTTCGTCTTTGGAAATATACTAATATATCTAATATTTCTACTAATAGAGATGAAATAGAAGAAAATATTGCTATTAATCTTTACACTTTCTATAACAAACTTTATAATAACTATAAGGCTCTCACAAGTTTGAATGGTGGAGAAGAAGCTATTGTTAGTAAAAAGAGTGGGACTCATGTTGTTCGTGTAATAGAAGGTGACACTTTCAATAGTTATGACCAGCTTCCTCTTGCAGGAGATATTATTGTAGATAAAGAAAATGCTAGAATATCTATTGTAAATAGGAATACTACAAATAACATAACTATTAGTGGAAGACCTGCTATGGATAAAGCTGGTTTTACTCCTGGTAATACTTTTCTTTCAATGTTTGGAACAGGCGGTGAACCTGATTTTGTTAAAGCTTATGGTGTTAGACTTTCTGATTCTGCTATGAGGTCTAATACTGCATTTGGTAAAATTGGTAGTGCAGCTTTTAATCATTTTGAAACTCTTTGTCGTAAGCTATTTACTCCAACTTTAGGTATTGTTAATAGTACAGAAGAACTTGAAAAATTCTTTAATGCACTTGTTGCTACTGAAAATGGAGGAAATAATATTCCTTTATTTAGAGCTATTAGAGGTAAATTTCAAGTTGAACCTATTAGTTATACTAATGGTTCTGCGTCTGGTATCAAACTTGTTTACTTTGAAAAAGGTAAAGCTCCTATAAGATTTTTTATTTATAATAAAACTCAATACGGAAAACCTTTTGCTTTTAAAGTTGAAGATGGTAGCAATTCAGGAATGATTACTACTACAAGAGATAAAAGTGAATCACAAGTTGTACGTGAAGCTAGAAATGCTCTTATTAAATTTTTAACTCCTATTTGCAACATTAATATTGATATGAATGGAGTTATGTCAGATAATCTAAATGATACTAATTATGATGGTTTTATTAATAGAAGAAATGGAAAATTAATTATTGACATTCCTAATGAAGTAAATCCTGATAATGCTGTTCATGAAGAATTTGATAGTTATAACGATTATCTTATAGATAACAATCTTATAAGAGTTAATACTACAAAGTCTAAAAATGGAACAAATTTTGAAAGATTTGGTGAAAATCAACGTGCTAATTCAACTTTATTTGTATCTTTGCCTAAGAAAAGTGAACCTGTAACTACAGGTATTACTTCTACTGTTAGAACAGAACAAGGTACTACTAGTGAAAATTATATTGCATTTGTAGATGCTTTTACTAACGGAAAAGCTACTGGCAAACAAGTAGTAGAATCTATTCTGACAACAGAAGATAAAGCTAAATTAGATGAAGTTGCAGGAGAAGAAGGTGTTCATTTTACTGATTTGTTTCCTCAAACTATTGAATTTGTTCCTGAATTTAATGATTATGATGCGTCTGATATAAATACTCAACCTTTAGCTGCTACAGTAGGAAATCGTGACAGAGCAACTCTTACTATTTATAAAAATGGAGTTAAAAAGAAAACTACTCGTAGAGGTGCTAATAGAACTTTTATTGGACCGAAGTTTGCTAATATGGCTGCTTCTTCTCTTAAAGCAAGACGTTATAATGCTATTAAACTTTTGATGCATGAGCGTATTCATAATATTCTTCAAAGTCAAACTGATAAGAGTAAAACTCTTCTTAAAGAACTTGAAGAAGTTTATAATGAATTTGTTACTTTAGCTACAGAAGATATTAACAATGGCACTCTTAGTGCAGAAGATAAACAAATACTTAATAGTCTTCTGAATGTTTATAAAAAAGAATTTGCTAAACATAAAGAATTACTCGCTAAAGGTAATCCTAATAGTTTTAGACATATAGAAGAATTTCTTGTTGATAGCATGACTAATGGAGTTCTTAATAGATATTTGAACTCTAAACAAGTTGAAAATGCCACTCACAATGGTAAACCTGAAAATCTTCTTACTAAAATTGTTAATGCTATTGCAAAATTCTTTGGTTGGACTTCTCCTACTGATGGTTCTTTATTTATGAAAGAACTTAATGTTATAAGAGATATTTATGGTAACAATAATGAAATAATAACAACTCAAACTCAAACTGAAGAAACTGTAGAAAATGATGCTTCTGAAACTGTTGAAGAAGAATCTAAATCTGAAGAAACTATTGAAGATGAAGATGATTTAGGCTCAGCACTTGATGAAGATGAGTTAGCATTAATTAATGATGATGAAGATTTATCTAATGATGATGATTCTATAGATGATGAAGTTGATTGGTCTACAGTTGAAGATTTATATCATGGTGTTGAAGTTAGTGTAACAGAAACTACAAATTATGATTTTTTTAACGATAATATAAAACCTAAACAATTAGAAACGTTTGATAAGAATATTATATATACTTTAGATGATTTAATTAATCTATATAATAAATATTCTACTAATTCTGAACAAAAAGAATTAGCTAAAAGAGTATTTAATGTAGCTAAACAGCATAATATTAAAGTTAAGTTTATGCAAGATTTAGGATTTGGTAAAGGAGGTAGACAAAATGGTAATATTATAGAAATAAGTAAAACTACAACTTTAGATATAAATAAATCTAAATTATCTAATATATTATTACATGAAACTATCCATGCTGTTACAACTTATGTAATTAGTGCATATAATAATAATGAACTTACTAATCCTAAATTAATAGAAGCAGTAGAAGAACTTAATTCTGTTTTTGATATAGTAAAAAATGATAAAGATTTATATGGAGAATATGGTTTAACCGATACAAAAGAAATGATTGCAGAACTTAGTAATCCTACTTTTGTTAATAAATTAAAAAAGAAAAATATTTGGAATAAACTTGTTGATGCTATTAAAAAAATATTCTTTTTTGATAACGAAAGTGATGTTACTGCATATAAAGTTTTAAATGATAGTTTAGAAAAAATATTAAATAATCAAGATAATAAATTATTTGATACATACAATACTATTCAAGAAATAAATGAAGAAGATTGGGATTTTTATAAATCTGATTATACTCCAGAAATGAATAGCATTAAAGAAAAAGCTATTTCTGATGGCACTTTTATGAAAGCTCCTAATGGTAAACCTACTAATCTTAACGAAAGACAATGGTTACAAGTTAGAACTAAGAATTTTATTAATTGGTTTGGTGATTGGATTAATAATCCTGCTGAAGCTAGTAAAGTAGTTGATGAGAATGGTGAACCTTTAGTTGTTTATCATAATAGTAAAAAAGATTTTAATACTTTTAAACCTAATTCAGATAATTATATTTATTTTACATCTGATGCTGAGTATGCTAAAGACCTTAAAGGAGGAAAACAATATGAAGTTTTTATTAATTCAAGAAATCCATTAGATATTACAGGAGATGCTAATATATTATGGGAAGAAATGAATACTATAATTACAGAAGCTGACTATCTAAGATTTCGTCGTTCTGGATATAATTACCATTTTACAGATTTAAGTCTACAACATACTTCTATGAAAAAACTTAGAAATAGTGGATTATTAAATGATAAAGATGGTATAATAGGTTATGATGCAAGTGGACTTAACGAAAAAGGAGAATGGCTTTATTCTGAAGGAACAGAATACGTTGTTTTTAATCCTAATCAAATTAAATCAGCTACTTCTAATAATGGAAATTTTTCTATAGATGATGATATGTACAATGCTACTGTTGAAGATGCTTATAATAATACTAATAATATTTATGATAGTTTTATTCCAGTAGGAAATATTGACGCTTTTGGAAAGCAGTTACCAATTGAGCAACAAGCCCAATTTGCTACTTTTGTGGCGCAAGGATTGATTAAAACTAAGTGCTATTAACAATCCTACATCTATAAAATATAGGCTCTAAAATCGCATTTTATAATATTAAATAAACAATACTCTTATGGATACTTGTGGTATTAAAATTGAAAATTTACCTGATGTTCCTATCACTGACGCTCTTAGACAAGAGTTTAAGAATGATACTGCTCGTTTTACTTCTGCAATGCTTTATGTATTAAACGCAGATATGACAGGTTTCAGTGATAAATTTCTAGATTTTTATAAAGATAAATTCAATCTTAAAACAAAACCTGCTTTCAAATCTGCTAATGCTGCTACTATAAAGAAACTTGTAGAAGCTGCTGTTGAGTTTACTAATAAGAAAAGTCCACGTATTACAAGTAAGTCTGTCACTTCTGGTGATAGACTTACTACTGCATTGTATAATTATAGTAGTCCTGAAGCTCGTACTGAAGGTAAGCGCCATGTTTCAAATGTTATTCTAGAAGCATTTAAGAATGATAAATTTAATAATGTTGTAGTTGAAGGTAATAAAGCTAAACATTATCTAGGTAAAGCTAGAGCTAAATGGAATGGTTATATTCTTGCTAGAGCTGCTCAAGAAAGTGGTAGAAGTAGAGAAAAACTTGCTAAAGAATTTAAAGAAGCTGAAGATAAACGTAAGTTTATTGATGAAATTCTTGGTGGAAAGAATAAGTCTGAACAAAATCAAAATATGTATGCTGTTTGGTGTGAACTTAATATTAACGATAAGTTTGCACTTGAATATATAAATGACTTATTTAATGACAATCTTCTCAATAAAGTTCTTAATGATGTTAGCAGAGATCTTGACGAACTTGTAGATCAAGCTAATGCTGAATCTAATCCAGAACTTAATGGAGAAACTTCTTCAGATATTGAAGATTCTCTAATAGAAGTAGATTCTACTGTTGCAGATTATGACCATTCTGGTGTTAAAAAAGACTTTAACAAACATGTTAGCGATGTTGTTAAAATCTATTTTGACACTTTACCTAAACTTACTGCTCCTAGTGTAGACGCTTATGATACTAATAATCATTATGGTCTTCCTACTAGAATGTCATCTCAAGAATGTATTCAATTTATGTATAGCATAAATGAAGAATTTGATAACATTGAGAGTATGATAAAAGCAATCGAAAATGCTGCTAAAAATGTTTCTAAATTTCATGCTTTTGTTAAGTTTGCTGAAGACCTCAGAAACAACCAATCTTTTGCTAATGAAGTATTCAGTATATTTGCTAAACCTAAATATGAAAGTTTTGAAGTTGTAGTTGAAGGAGATAAAACTTCTACTCGTGTTTCTAATCAACGAGTAAATAAGACTTCTGCTATGACTTTTGATTTTCTTAATAATATAAAAGCATCTGTTATAAATAATAGTCATGAATCTATGTCTAGTATTTATGATGGAGTTAAAGGCGACATAGATAAACTTAATACACTCATCAAACGTGTTAATGATAAAAACGTCCCATCTCAAATAAGAGAAAAAGCAGAAGCAGAACTTCCTATAGCTAAGAAAAAAGCTATAGCTAGTATTACTAGAATGCTTAAACTTTATTTTCCGAGTATTGAAGCTGAATCTATTTCATCGTACCTTGAATTGAATAAAGAGGCTTATGCTTCTGATGAGCAATTTTATAAGAATTGTTTGATGCTTCGTTCTATTCTTGCAGACACTTTGTCAAATCATGCTTATAGTTTGCAAGCATTTCGTATCCGCGAAAGTAATATTCAAGCTGTTAAAGAACATAATGAACGATTAGATGCAGCTCGTGTTCATCATTGGGTTCCTGCTAAAGAATATAAAACTGATACAGAGTTTAGAACTGATGATTATATCAGTGGTCAAATACCTGCTATTCGTAGACTTGTAGAAGAACTCAAGCCTTATACAGTGGGTAATATTCGTATTAATGACCGAAACATTCATGGTAATAATCAATCTGCTATTCTTAATAGTAGTTGGATTTCTGGTCTTAAACATATGATGGATAAGTTCTATACAGGTACTGATGCTAATGGAAATCCTGTATTAAAAAATGATGAACTTATTGCTTGGGGAACTAAGAAACTTTTAGCTACTAGTCAATATAGAAATTCTACACTTCTTGTAGAACAAACTGATGAAAACGGAGTTGTTCTGAATAAAGATACTGCTATTTTTAGAATTGTAAATGATACAGTAGAACTTACTAAAAATGCTGACAAGATTCTTAAAGTCATGGTTTTTAATGGTTCTAGTAATCTCGATGATGGTACTAATATGAGTTACCCTGAAATGACTAAGGGTGACTTTCTTCCTACATCATTCATGATGTTCTTTACAACTAGTGACACTAATGTTAAAAATTTAAGTCTTGCAACTTATTTCCCTAAAACTCCTTCTGATGCTCCTAATGCTTTTGGCGTTCAATCTATTCGTTACAATGCTACTCAACTTGTAAAACTTAAAAATCCAGAACTATTCGCTAGTAATCTTAAAGAAATAATTGAAAAAACTACTCCTCTTATTTCTATTGAAGATTTTCTTAATAATTATATAGCTAGTACTGAAGACGCAGATATATTTACTGAAATATTTGATTCTGAACTTGTTAATAAACTTACTTCTACAAATCATGGTATTGTAAGTAATGCTCGTTCAATAAAAGCTATTACTGAACCAGATGATAAAGGCGAGTATGAAGCTTATGTTACTTATCAAACTAAATCTGGTGTTATAATTGTAAGTAAAGGTACTGTTCATAAAATAGGTAAATCTTTAGGTCTTAAAAATGTTTCTACTGTAGGTGTAGTAGCTGCTAATCTTAAAACTAAAGAAAAATATGAAACTCTTCCTGAAAGTGTAGTCGGTCCTTTATCTGATTATTATAAACGTAAATTAGATAAAGGTGATTTAACTATTGGTGATACAACTTATGCTAAAACTGAATATACTATTGATACAGAACATACCGTATTTAAGATGATTCGTAATCAGTTTAAGCAAGAAGTTATAGATGCTGCTACTGCTGTTTCTCATTATTTTGAAATACGACAGAAAGATAATGGCAGATATGAAGTAGTTCTTGAACAAGATAAAAATGGTAATTGGCGACCTGTTACTAGAAAAGGTGCTGATTTATCTAGAGGCTATAGTAACTATCATATTAAAGGAAAAAGTGTAATTACTTATGATACTAAAACTAATAGTTATCATCTAACTGGTAATGTTTTTAGTTCTGATAGTTTTATTGCTAAAGGTATTAATTTCTTTGAAAATATATTTGAAGAAAAGTGTAATCCTGATATTGAAAGTGGTGCTATAAACCTTCTCTACGGGGGAGCTATGGAGCTAGTTTGTGATAATAATGGTAAAGTTGTAGATGTTGTATTTACTGAAAAGCAACTTGCTAAAATTAACGAATGTCTTTCTGAATTTCTTGATGCTTATTTTGACCAAGTTTCTGAGTTAGTTAATGAAAATAGACGTTTCATTAAAAATGTTCCTGTTACTAAAGAAAATATTGTAGATTATGCTGCTAATAATCTACTTATGATGTTTAACTTTGATTATCTTCTTGATGGTTCTCCTAAATTCTATAAATCAAATCAAGATGTAATCAAGCGTGTTAAACAATATCAAGGTTCTGGTACTCCTTATGGTAGTGCAGATTATTCTGCTACTTTTAATCCTAATGTTGATGAAGCTAAAAATTCTTTCTTGAATAACGGAACTATTAGTAGAACTACTATTGTAGATGGTAAAAAGAAAATAGAACAAGTTTCTATTGCTAGTATTTTTGATAAATATCCTCTACTTAAAGGTGTTCGTCAGCGTAACGGTTATTACGCTGTGACTATAGCTAATACTAAAAGAACTAACACTAAAGCTCTTGAAATTCTTCGTGATAAACTTATCAAAGAATGTGGTGTTAGCGAACAACATGCTGATGAAATTATTTATGGTCCTGAAGAAGTTGATGAGAAGACTGGTAAGAAAGTTCGTACAAAAGGTTATCAAGGGACTAAAGTAAATGATGCTCAATCTTATATTACTATTCAAGAATTTGTTCGTCGTTTGTCTGCTAAAGGACAACTTAAACGTTATCTTCCTTTGATTGAACGTTTAATGGATGAGAGTAAACCTATATCTGCTAAAGATATTACTGAGTTTATTCAAGTTCAAAAGAACTTTTATTATGATATGTTCTTTGATGAAAGATATGGTATAGAAGTTCCTCGTCAAATTAAAAATGCTGAATTTGTTCTCATTCCTCGTTTCATTAAAGGTACTCAACTTATGCGAGTATACGAAGCTATGCAAGAAGCAGGTATTGATCAACTTAATACTGTAGAAACTTCTAAAGCAGCTAATGAACGAGTTCTTCAAATTTGGGATAATGATGCTAACTTTGATGAAAAAGCTATTCAAACTTTTATAAGTCAAGCTAAAGAAGATAAACAAATTTATTCTTATAACAATCTTTATACTCAGCAAGAAACTCCTCAGCATATGGATGCTGAAAATAAAGCTGGTATTCAGATTATGAAGAAAATGCTCGATAATATACCTGCTACAGGTCATCCTCTTAGTGGAATTAAAAAAGCTTTCTTTGATACTTATACTAAAAATATTGAAGAAAGTTGTCTTAATTTGCTTAAACGTCTTGAAGTTCCTGTAGATAAGAATGGTGATATTCAACTCAACGATAATGGTACTATAAAAGGATATAACAGTAGAGTTCTTTATGAACGTATGCTTGAAGAAGCTCGTCGTACTGGAGTTAACGATAATCAAAAAGATTATTTTGATATTCCAGAAGGTGATGTTGTTCCTCGTATGGTGTCTTATATGAATAACTATCTTAGTAAGTTTGAATCTGTATTTCAGAGTATGTTTAACTCTGCTGTTACTAGACAAAAACTTCCTGGTTTTCACGCTGCTCAGATTACTAATGTAGGTTTCAAACCTTACGGTGATGAAGCAATGAATGTTAGTTATTCTAAAGAACTTCGTTATCATCCTAATGGAGAACCTTATATTGAAGTAATGGTTCCTTATAAAGCTCTTGGTATTGATAAAAATAGCGAGCATTATAAGAATATGACTGATGAAGAAATTCTTGCAGAACTTAAAGAAAAAGGTCTTCTTGATTTCATCGGTTATCGTATTCCTACTGAGGGTAAACAATCTGTTGCTATTATGAGAATTGCAGGTTTTCTTGATGATTCTCAAGGTTCAACTATTGTAGTTCCTGATGATTGGGTTTCTCAAACCGGTTCTGATTTTGATATTGACTCTGTTTATACTATTCTTCACGAACATGAAACTACTCGCACAGGTGAAATTGTAAAAGTAGAATTTAAAGAAGCTGATAAAAGAACTCTTAAAGATTGGTTTAGGTATCTTCGTGAAAATGCTAGAGAAATATCTAAAAATGCTTCTGAAGAAATTAAAGCTGCTAGAAATAAACTTGCAGATTCTTTGAGTGAAGAGATAGATACTCTTATGGAAGAAGAGCAAGACGCTTATACTGCTCTTACAGATAAATACAAAGATTTTGTTAAAGACATTATTAAACTTGTTAAGAAACGTCAACAAGATCAAGAACTTGAAAAACGAGATAAATATGTAGAACAACTTCAAGAAATTGTTTCTCGTATTGATAGTAAAGTTAAAAATCTTGACAAACATCCTGAACTCAAACAATTCAGAGATATTTGTTCCTATATAGCAGATAAAATTTATAATTATACTGATTATATAAGTGTAGATAAGATTGGTACTTTTGATAAGTATGCTAAAAACTATGGTCTTCTCACTTATGAAGAATTTATGTCTGCTGATAATGATTTATCTGCTAATACTAAAAAAGCTCGTAATTCTAGAATTACTGATTTATTTCTTAATATTTTAAGAAGTCCTGCTGCTCTCGAAGAGAATCTTTCTCGTTCTAATTTTGATAAGATTACTGAACAAAAGGCTATTAAAATGCCTAAAGAAGTTCTTGATGAGAGAGCAAATCGTAATCCTCACAATATTGCAGACCAGATTTCTTATCAAGAAGAAGTTATGAGTGGTAGGTCACTTAAAGGTATGTCTGTTGCATTGGATACTATGTGTTCCGTATGTAACACTGTTCAACCTACTCTTAACGAATCTATTACTATTGTTTACAATGCTGATGAAATAGATACTAATTCTGCTAAAACAGGTTTTAATGCTAAAATAGATAAACAGAATAACACTGCTACTGTAATACATAATCAATATGGTTGGAGTAAGAATAATAGAACTGTTGATGGTTATATTTTAACATCATATTCTTCTCAAACTACAGCTTATATTCTTGATGCTGTTAAAGAAGGTGCTATACTTAATGTTAATACTTATACTTTCCCTGTTTGGAAAACTCTTGCTAATATTGGTTGCAATTATGGTACTTCTATAGCATTTATGGTTCAACCTGCTGTTACTCGAATTGTACAAATTCATAATACTAAAAATTCTGTATTTAATAGAGGTTATGGTAATGAGATTAACGAAGCTATTAAAGTTTTAGCTAAGAAAATAGACCCAAGTATTAATACTGATGAATCTGTAGCTAAGATTCTTTCTCTACTTAATGCTAAGCATAAAGGTCTTATTAATGAAATTTTTGGAGTTACTGGTGAAGAAATAAACTTTGCTATGAATCCAAAAAGTCTTGCTAAACTTCCTATAGTTTCTAAACTTCTTGATGATAGAATTAACAAGACAGGTAAATTTGAAAATCCAGATTCTCTTGAATCTGCTATATTTGATTTAGGTATAGCTCTTATTTATAGTCGTCTTCATGGCATAGCTAGTCGTATTGGTAATATCGCAAGATGTTGCAATCCTGATAAATTTGGTGCTAAACAAACAGTATATGCTACTCGTAAGATATTTGATAATATTATTAAATGTCTTTATAAGGAAGAAGAAATATTTGAGGACTTTGATGAAACAAATATTGATACTACTATAGTTAGAAAAGAAAGAAAGAAAATTCTTACTGTAGGAGATAAACATATTCTTGAAGCTATTTATCCTGGTGTAGCTAATGAAAAAACAAATGGCGATAAAGATGCTATTATAGAAAACATTATCAGAAATGGTGATGTTTCTAGTAGTGCTTATCCTCCTTTGTTTGCTTTCTTGAAATATTCTACTTGTGTAAGTACAATTATAGCTAAAGAAGTTTTTGATACTCAACATCCTATTTTTACAAGTATCGTAGAAGGTATCGGTCAAACTTTTAGTGGAGCTAATAAAGAAGTATCTGAAGAAATTTATAATGATTTCCAAAGATACCTTTTAGGTTCTATGTATAATAATGTTCCTGCTATTAAGTTTGCTGTTCAAGTTAGAAAAGTTAATGGTAAAATTCAATTTAAGTTAGCTGAACCTACTGCAAGTAATACTGCTTTAGCTAAAGAAGAAACTGCTCGTATTTGGGGCTTTGGTAGAACTACAAGTATTAGCACGCCCGTAGAGGAAGAATATTTTACTCGTTCAGGTGCTAGACGTAAGCGTATTGTTTATAAAGATTTTGATGTAGTTGATATTACCAATCCTACTGATGAAATGTCTGAATTTGAACAACTTTCTCCTGCTCAAAAGGTTTGGTTTATTCAAACTAAATTTCCTAATGCTGAAATCTTTGATTTACTTCAAGTAAATCTTGCTAATACTCGTGGTTCTGGTCGTTATAAAAATGCTCAAACTATACAATTTATAGAAGAAAATTCTAATCCTAATGATATATTTAGGATGTTTACTAGAGCATTTGAAAGTGATAATCCTCTAATAGTTTCTGCTGCAATAGATATTGTAAAATATGCTATTCAAGTCGAAGGCATGAGAACTACTGCTACTGCCGTTAATAAAATTATTGATAACGATGCTTTTATTAACAGTCTTGAAGATAGCACTGGTTTAGGTTTTGTTGATTCTATGAGAACTCAAATGCGTAATTTTGGTTCTCTTGCTGGTGAATGTGGAGATGTTATAAGTATTCAGTCTACTTATGAAAATTATCTTCGTACTTTACCTGCTAACATTCCTATTAGAACTATTTATCTTACAGAATCTAATCGTAGAAAATATCATTTGTATCCTAATAGTTATGGTACTTACAGAATTACTGCTGATATAGTAAGTGAAGACCCTTCTGAAAATCAAGCTGCTTTTAATAGAAAACTTGTTAAGATGGGTATCAAATATGCTACTATTACTGACGAAAATTATGGTACTAATAGGTATATCCAACTTAACTCTCCTGAAAAAGGTCTTATGCTATTTAAGATACATGATTTAGGAAGTCAAGTTATTCTTACACCTCTTACTAAACTTGAACAAGGTGAAAACAGTCAATGGAGTGCTAATCCTAGCAATAATGCTGGAGCTTATCTTTCTCCTCAAGCATATGATAAACTTATAGCATCTTACGAAACTGTTGCTTCTCAACAAGAATTTAATGGTAATTTTGTAAGAAATGCTCTATCTGAAATTAAAGAACAAGCAGAAGATAAAAGAGATATTATATATGTAGATACTAACAAGAATGTTAAAAAGAAAGCTAATCCTACTTTCAATATTGAAAAATTAGCTAAAGAAGATAATGGTAAAGCTATAAGTCTTATTCATTCTATTGTTAGTCATTTTAGTACTATTACTTCTGAACCTTTATTTGTAAATAATGGTCTTATTTCAGAAAACATATTTGCTGCTGGAGCTGATTTTGGAACCATTCAAACTATCACTTTCCCTAATGGAGATAAACATCAATTCTCTATATTTATCCCTCGTAATATTAAAAGTATAGAGCAACGTTATCTTCGTCCTAAACAAGGTGAAGAAAAAGATGACCCTAAAACTTTTCCTTCAGAAAGTGGTAGAGCTATTATAGAAAAAGCTGCTGATGCTGGTCTTAAGTTTCTTAGTGATATGGCTGTAGTAATGCCAGTTGATAATGTCGGACCTATTGCTGATATAGCTGACGCTTCAGACGTTGAAGCTAACTATGCTACTATAGAAGATAAGATTGTAGATGTTTCTACTGTAGCTAATTCTATAGCTATTAATAGTGGAAATCATATTAAATTAGCTGAATTTGGAAGTCAATTCAAAAATAATCTTCTTGCTAATGATATATCTCCTAATGTAGAATCTGTTAAAAAGAATCAACTTGTTGCTATGCAAGAAACTGCTTCTTTTGCAGTTAAATCTGCTAAGTATATTAGAGATGATATATTTGATAGATTTGTAGAAGACCCTGAATCTCCTGATGCTTACATAGCAATTACTGACCCTCGTATTCAAGATATGATTGCTAAAGATGCTGCTCTTATGGACAAGTATATGCAAGCTGTAAATATGGCAAAAGCGTTTCTTGAAAAGATTGAACCTATAACTCATGAAAAGTCTAATGACAAACAAATTCAAGGATTTATAGATGATATTAAGAAAGCAGTTAATGATAATCTTGAAGATATCCCTCTTGATGAGTTATTTAGAAATGCCGGTAATGTAATTCTTAAAACTCAATCTACTAATCCCCTAGTTCATTATCAATTTATTGATGTAATGGATGGTTATTGGAGAACTTATGGTAGTATGTGGAATTTCTTTAGTGTTATGGAAAATGGTACTCCTATTCTTCAAACTATATTGTCTGATGTTATGACCAATCTTGATGCTAAACAAAAGATGAAACATAAAACTCTCAAACAATATCGTAGAAGAATAGATGATATTATTGCTAGAGCTAAAGCAAGAGGAGAAGAAATAGACATTCATAAAATTATCGACGATAACGGCAATTTTATTGCTGATTATACTCAAGAATTTGCTGAAAAACTTAATGAACTTAAAACTGAGGTTCATAAGTATCCTCTTGGTAGCATTGACCATCTTCGTGCTAAACTTGCTTACGATAAGTTTCTTCTCAAACATGTAAATAGAGAAGCATATGATAAATATTATCGTGCTAAACTATATGCAGAAGAACAAATGCTTAATCAAATACCAGAACTTTATTCTGAGTATATGAAGTTGTTTTATCGTAAACAAGAAATATACGCTTATGCTGATAAAGATAATCTTACTGAAGAACTGAAACAAGAACTTCAAGATATAAATGGTGCTATGCAGAATTTATATCTTGAAAATGGGTATGTTGATGAAACAGGAGAATTTCAACCTAGAGAAAGTTTTGACCCTGAAGCTCAATATACTCCTGAAGAACTTCATAGAATGAAGCTTTACAGTCTTGAATCAGCTAAAGTTCTTGGTTATTGGGTTAATGCAATTAAAGCTCTTAATGAAGATACTTTTGAGAATAAAGAGAATCTTAGTTTCCGTAGAACTCTTAACGCAAATCTTAATCTCATTCGCAGATTAGAAAGACGTGTTAATGGTATTCCTACTGTAAGTCAAGATGTTCTCAATCAAAATCCAGATTATGTTAAAGCAGTTCAATGGATTAAAGATAACGCTTACTTTAGTCTTAATGCTGAATATAATCCTGATAATGGTCAACCTATAACTCTTGGTGCTAGAATTTTCAGAGCATTTAAGTATCTTGGTAGAAGTCGTCGTAATACACCTAAACATGATGCTTTCAGTAATGAAGCATATCGTGATGTAAAAGGTGTTCTTGATGGCAGAAAACTTACTGAAGAAGAAAGAGAACAAATTAAGTTTGGCGATTTGGCTAGTGCTCTTCCTATTAGTCAAAATGCTATACCTGAGCACCCTATTGATAGAACCCTTATTAGCAATAGAAAACCAGATGGTACTACTTTTAGTAATGTGTTTTATAAGAAACTTGCTCAAGGTGGTAACCCTAGAGGTATAAATCACTATCAAATAGTTACTGAACTTAATAAACTTCTAGAACCTTATCTTGGTGCTGTAGACGGTTATATTCATTTCGAACGTATTCCTGATACTGCTGAAGGTATAGCTATTGTTAAACGAATAGCTGAACTTTACAATGCTTTAGCACAAAGTAATAATACTGACTATAATGAAGATGGAGAATTTCACGGTGCTGGAGTTTCTGATTTTATAAAAAATGAAGTTGAGTTTGCTACTAATGATGAACTATTCAGACAGCAAGTTAATGATATAGCTGATAAAAGTCCTGAGTTTAAACAAGCTATTCTTGGTGTTTTCTATATTGTTAATAGTAGAGGTGAATATGTAAAAGATGAGAATGGTAATTTTGTTCCTAATAGATTCCTTTATGGTTATGCTAAACCTAAAGGTAATCCTGGTGACGCTACATATGATAGATATGTAAGTACAGAAGAACAAGAATCTCGCGCTCTTATTGACAAATATTATGAAACTGTTCCTACTGAATATTATCATTACGCTAAAGAAGAAGCTATAGCTAATGGAACTTATGACCAATGGTATGAAGCTAATCATTGGTATAATCCTTATACTCGTAGAGTTGAGCCTATCTCTTGTTGGATGCAAAGTAGACTTAAATCTGAATTATTTGTTAATAATGAAATAGAGGGTAAATGGATTCCTAAAGCAGGTCAATCTCAACGTAGAGTAAAAAATGGTCGTGTTGAACATCTTCTTAACGGTGAGGTAGTTTCTACTTATGATGAAAATCAAGATAGAACTAATCATGATTTCAAGCCTAATGCTGGTTATCTCGCCAATTACAAATTAGGTTCTGGTTTTGATAGTGGAGTTGAACTTAATCAAGGTGAACGTGAAATGCTTCAATTCTTGAAAAGCACTCTTATGGGAACTGCTAAAACTAGTCAAGCTAAACGTTTCTTTGAGAAAGGTCATGTTCCTAGACAAGCTACTTCAAATGATGGTATTCGTAAAACTATACTTAAAGAACTAGGTAAAAGTATAGGCATCGGTCTTACTGAAAATAATGGTTATAATGAGTTCCGTCAAGAGATAGGTTATGCTGAAGATGAAGAAGCTCCAATGCCAATGTTAACAGATATTGACAATAAAGTTACAAAAGAACTTTACGATAAACTTAAAAATCTTCGTGAAAATCCTCCTGTAAGAGAAGAACTTGATACTGATGCTACTTTTGAAGAAAAACTTAGACAGCATAATGATGCTATTAAAGAAACAAAAGAACAATTAGCTAAAGAACAAGCATCTCTTCTTGACCATAATTGGTATGATGTTATTGAGAATTATCTTTCTCAAGCTGCTGAATATAATGCTGTACTCGATAATAAGAATAAACTTTATTTTTTATTGAATATTCTTAAAGATATGAAGATGTATTCTCGTCAGTATGGTAGTTATGGTGATTTGAAGAAACAAAAAACTAATTCTGATGGTACTAAAGTTTATCAAGTTAGTCAAGATAAACAACTTATTGAACAATATGAAAATTTCCTTCGTAGATTATTGTTTAATGAATGGAAAGAATCAGAAGGTAAACTTACTTCTTTTGGTAATTTCCTTCAAGGTTTTGCTTCTGCTAACTATATGATGCTTAATGTTCGTGGAGGTATAGCTAACGTTACTCTTGGTGAAACTGGTATTCTTGCTGAAGCTAAAGCTAAAGAATATATAGGAACTAAAGATTGGGCCTTTGGTACTAACGAATATAGAAAAGGTATAATTAGTTATACTGCTTCTGCTTATCATTATGCTCTTAACGGCAAAGAACGTTTTTATAGTAAACAAGATGCAATCATTAAAACATTTAATGTAGTAGATTATGATGAAGTTACAGGTATTATTCGTAATGTAGATATGAATCATTACGCTACTCAAGTTAGAAACTTTATGTTTAGTCCTCAAACTATGGGTGAACATTTTATGCAAAATAGTGTTCTATTTGCAGTTCTTCATAGTCATAAGATTTTTGATACTGAACAAGGTGTAATGGCTATGAGTAAGAATCAATATGTAGCATATCAACAAGCTAGACTTCTTAATGAAATTCTTGATGAAGAACAAATTGCTAAATTTGAAGAATTTAAAGATAAGATTAGAGGAGATAAAGATGAACTCGCTAAATATGCTTGGTTTAGAAGAGATGCTATTACTAGATTCATTTATCTTAATTGTAGCAATGAACAACGTAAAGAATATATTAAGCGTCGTAAAGAACAACGTAAAAGATTTGAACAAGAATTTGATGCTAAAACTAATATTTACGAACAACTTGAATTAACCGCTGATGGTGAACTTGGTTATGTTGCTGGTTCTGACTTAGCAAGATTAGACCAAGTTAGAGCTAACACTCTTGGTAATATTAGTGAGGCTCAACAAATTATTTCTAGACTTTCTGAGAAGACTCGTAAGATTAATAATAAGATTCATGGTATTTATAATAAACGTGAAGCTGCTCATATTGAAAGTAAATGGTATGGTAGTCTTGTAATGCAATATCATAAACATATTCCTATGGGACTTATTAAACGTTATCTTAACAGAGGTCATTGGAATGAGTTTAGAAATAGTGTTGACAAAGGTATGGTTCAATCTGTTTATGACTTTATGGCTCTTAATGTCGAGAAAGTTCAAAAAGATTGTGGTTTTACTAGAGAAGAAGCTAATGCTTTACGATCATTTATGTTTAATTTTACTCATTGTTTTAAGATACTTAGTCAACTTAAAGCTACTTTGGAGATTATTCCAGATTATGAGAAAGCTAATATGCTTCGTAACGTAGGTGATTTGTTTGGTACTGTTGCTGCTATTGGTACAACTGCTGCTCTTTGGGCTATTGCGGAAGATGATGACCCTGATGGTTTTTGGTTTAATCTTTGCCTATATGAATCTGACCGTCTTGCATCTGAAGCATTTATGTATAATCCTTATGGTATGATTGTTGAAGGTAAGAAACTTATGAGTACTCCTATTGCAGCAGGTAGTGTCGTTAACGATGCTCTTAATCTTCTTACAGGATTTGGTCAATGGATGTTTGATGAAGATTATGATCCTTATTATCAAAGTGGACGATTTGCTGGAGAACATAAAGCGTCTGTTTATATTCAACGTCGTATTCCTATTTGGAATGGTATTCGTAATCTTGTTGATATTTCCGACAATAATCATTATTATAAAGTAGGTGCTAATTCAATAGGTCTGCTTGATATTAAAGAGAAAATTAGAAATTGAAATAACTAGCTCGCCCGTAGGAAAGTTGGCGATATTAGTAGCCAACTTTCCTATATTAAAAATTTAACACTTAATATTTGTAGAAATGTTTATTTAATATTATATTTGTGGCACTGAAATTCTCTGCCAGTAAGGTGGTAGTAGCAATAGTTCTCCACCTTATTTAGTCTTATAGTGTAATGGTAGCACAGAAGATTTTGGTTCTTCTAGTCAAGGTTCAAATCCTTGTAAGACTACTCGTGATAATTGTTTGTTAGACGTTGTCCTTGTGCGACTTACACGGCGAGGTACTGCTGTTGACTGTGAAGTTAGCAGCAGTATTCTTTTTGTAGATATTAGTAGGTGTATATCTATAAGTTAAAAAAAAAGAGTAAATGAAGACGAATCTCCACTTACTCCAAATAGTAACAAATATAAAATATTTTTAGTCCATTTCAGCCACTTTATATCAAAGATGAAGAACTTATCAAGTCAGCCTATAAAGTCCAACACAAGCCGTCTGTAATCCTCCTGCGACCATTTCTCAGTCTTTATTAGCTGGCGTATAACTCTGCCAATCGGCTTGCATCATATCATCTACATCAACATAAATAGTATCAGTATAACACTTATTACATTGAATAGAATCAAGTTTAGCTTCTAATTTATCTAGTCGTTCATTCATTTCATATTTTAATTTATCACTATAAAAAGCACTACTAAGTTGAGCGGATACTATTAGACATAATATTAAAACGTCTATCCATCTTAAATTTTTCATAATATATCAATCATTTTTGTATCGTTATATGTAATATTACGATCGTATGGAACAAAATTAATTAAATCTTGAAAATCTTTAGGTCTACCTAGAAGTCTTTTAGTATCAAAGCAATCTATTAGAGATTGACAATTATAAGAGAAACCTGTTTTATTATTTGTAAATTTAGTAGTATTAACAGTTTCTCTAAATATTAAATCATAATCTTTCCCTTTAATAGTAAGAATTATAACTCCTCTAGCTACTTTATCATATTCACTAATCTGGTCTATATTAAAATTTTTAATTAAAATAAGACCATCAGATAACTCATAAATTTCTTTATATAACTCAGTTTGCTCAAAAAGTTTAGGAACAACCTTTTCTTTATTTCTCTTCTCTTTATTCATAACTCGAATTTGAAAAGTTTCATCTATGAGTTGAATAAGTTCTTTACTTAAAGCAGTCATAGGAAGAATAACATCTATATCATTAATAGTACCACGATAAACACTACCATAATGTGCTAGTGCTACACTACCTCCTAGTGCTCCACCATAATTCATAATGATTTCAAGAAAAGGTAATTTTTCTTCTATAATTTTAGTTATATCATCTTGACTTACAAGTTTCTGTTCATGATTAACATTAAAATAATTGTCATTATTGTCTAGCAACTTCTCAATAAACATTTTACTAGCAACATCGAAATTATTTAAAAGAGTTCTATTAACATAAGGATTAAAAGTTACATTCATGTCAACATAAACTTCACTTATATGACGATAAGACCCAACTAATTCAGTATAATAACCTAGAACCATTTTATCTAGTAAATCTAGATTAGTAGGAGTATGACCGTATTTATGTTTATAACTTCTATTAAAGAAATTACTAACACAAGGAGGACAATAACTCAAAGCAGTTTCTATGAGATAATACCAAAGAAGATTATCAGGAGCATTATATTTCATAGTGACAATTTTATTGTAATCATCTCTATCAGTACGATTAGATATATCTACATCATAACCGAGTCGATTAAATATCTTTGTGAATTGTTGTATATCCATAATAAAAAAGCATCTATTATCATTTCTGACAATAGATGTTTTAGGTTAAAAGTTAATATCTTTAATAATCTGCCTAACTTCTCTTGCAGGTTTAGTTCCTGTAAATGTAAACTTAATTACATCATCAACAACAAATATTACACAAGGAAAATCACTTAATCTAACATTAGTTTTAATCCATTCTGGAAGCTCTGTATAATCTAATGTTTTAAGTTCAACATCTGGCCTATCTTCTAAAACTTCTTTAAGAATATAAGCCATCAGTTTGCAAGCAGAACATTTATAAGTAGTTCCAAGATAAACTTCTTTATTCATTTCTAGAAGCTGTTTCACCATCTGCATCAAAATCAGAGCCTTGTCCTTCAATAGCAGGTGGAACAATTATTTTTTCAATAGTAGCAACATTCTCAAAATAATTTCCATTTTCAAATGTAATACCAGCGTTTTCAATACGAGCACGAAGAGCTTCTTCATACTTCTTCATAGCAGCAAGCTGAATACATTTATTAGCAAACTCAATTTTATCATCAATCTCAGACCTGTCACTATAAATAAAATTATGAAGATTATTAATGCGAACTACAAGTTTAGAATGTTCCTCAATAAGATCTTTTTGATAAGTATTCATTTTAGTTTTAATTTAATTGTTAATATATTAAAGTTTAAGTCCATCGGCAGTAGGTTCTATTTTAAATTTATCCATAAGATTGATAGCTTGTTCTGGATTAATTATACTAGCTTGTAAATTATTTATAATTATAGTATTTTTATCAATTCCCAGTACTTCCATGACCACCTGTTCCACGTTCAGTTTCACTTAGTTCATCAACTTGTACAAGTTTAATTTTAGGATAAGGCATGATTATAAGTTGAGCAACTTTATTTCCTACTTCATAAGGTTTAGTAAGTTGCTCAATAGTACAGTCAACATTCTTGTCACGATTCTTAAAAGACAACATAACTTCACCACGATAGCCACTATCAACTACACCTACATGATTACACATATAAGCATTAGTTTTACGATTACTACTACGAGGATAAAGTAGACCTACATATCCTTCAGGAATTTCAAATGCAAGACCAGTACCATAAATATGACAATCTTTTTCAGAGTCATACTCATAACTGATAGCAGTAAGGTCAAGTCCAGCATCACCTGGTTTAGCATAAGCAGGAATAACTGCTTCTTTACTAAGTTTCTTTACTTTTACTTCCATTGTTATTAACGTTAATAATTAAATCATTAATAGAATGAGCAGAATTTAATCTTTCTTGTTCAATTCTACGAATTTCTTCTTCTCTTTCTTTATACTTCTTGATTATAGTATTAAGATTACCTTTGTATCCTGTTTCAATAGGAATAATGAAATTAGTTTTATTTTCAACTCTGACAAGTCCACAAGTTTCTAATTCTTTTATACCTCTACTAATTGCAGCATCACTACAATCTAGAAAAGTTTTAAGAAATTGACGAGTAACTTTAACTTCATTTGTGTTATTAGCAAGTTGATCTAAAATACAAATATAAATTCCAAATGCGATCTTAGTACAACCTTGAAGTGCAACTAAAGTCCTTATAGGAAGTCTGACAGATTTAGGTAGATATTTAACTTTATTAAATTTAAGCTGACCTCTTTTATCATATTCAGGAACATCCATATCATTAAGATTTTCTATATCTTCATCTGTAATTCTAATCTTATCATACATAACAAAGTTTAATTTTCATCCGATTGCAAATATAGCAATTTATTTTTGTTTGTAGTGCAAAAACATAAAGGTTCTTTTTGCAAACCAGTAAAATAAAAGAGTGGCTAACTAATTGATAGTCAGCCACTCACACGGATGAAAATCCTCTCTCTATTATATTATATAGATAAGAGTCTGAATTACACTACAAAGATAATAAATAATCTGAATACTAGTAAATAAATATGCTAAAAGAGAAAGATTGTATCTTCACACTTTCCTACGGGTGTGCTCGTTTTCTCGTTTATTAGTTCTGCTAATACTTTAAGCAGCATCAGCATAAAGAACAACATCATTCATAGCTTGCATCATGTTCTTATTAGCTCCCCCGTAGAGAAGTGATTGAACACGTTTCTCTCCTTCAAGATTAGCTACATTGCAATAAAATCCAGTAACAGCATTATAAGCACCCCAAGCAGTACCAGCAATTTCTTTCTGACCAATACCATCAAAATAATATTCAAGAGTACTTACAATTTGATTAGCCTTACGAGGACTGATACCTGTGACTTCCATTACTCGGAAATCTCTCATCATAAGACGTTTATAACCATTTTCTTTATCGTAATTAACAAGAGCTTCACGTTCTGCTTTAGTAAGTTGAAGATTAGCAAGATATTCCATAACTTTAGCATCGCTCATCTTAATCTTAGTAAGACTTTCATAAAACTCTTGAGCAGATTGAGCGTGTTTAATAGCAGTATTCAAAATATAAGCACCATTTTCAAGTTGTTTCTTAACACTTTCAGTATGACGTATACGAATATAACTATCAGCAGATTTTAATGCTGAATTAAGCATATTAGTACAGATAACACGAATAGGAGTAAACATGATATTAACAGAACTTGTACCGTCATGCGAATTGCTAAATACAAGGTAATTATCAATAAGGTCGTTTCCAACTTTAGTTTCAATTGGTAACTTAGCACTAAGATAGATTTTAGTACCACCATTAAGAATACCAGCTCTGTCCCAACGAGCCATACCTTCTCCAATAGCATCATCAAAGAACTTAAAAGCATCTACATTTTGAACAACTTCATATTTATCTTTAACAAATCCTAAAGGCTGACTAGTGTCCATACGACAAGTAGCATAAGCATTAGGAACTTCACGATAAATATGACCGTCATGAGAAAACTCACCAGCGATTTCATTAACTATATTATTGCAACCTATACCGAAAGGCATACTAGCATAAACATCACATTTCTTAACAAAGAAATCAAGACCTGCTTTCTCCATAACTTCACGAGAAGTTTTACAATCAGAAACATCTTTTCCAATTGCCCAAGGAGCACCATTAACTGTATATCTAGACATGATTATTTCTTTTGTTTAATTAAGTTTACAATTATTTTCCATAACATCACTGCTAAACAAATAGCATTAAATGTTATAAGAGGAATATTTTTAGTCATTATTCCGTTAATAATCCAAAATAGATTGCCAATACTTACAAGATACTTTACAATATCTGCTTTCTTGGCAATCATTCCAGATGCACGAAAGATAGTAGCTATCTAACCTATTAAATCTACTATTTATTTTATAGTTACAGATTTATTTTGAACTAAACTAGCATATATTGGCATAGTATGATTTTCTTTTGCTTCTTTCTTGATAACAACTTTATCTGCTTTAGCAGTAACATCAAATATGCCATACTCAATAAGAGCTTTTGCGAGATTAAAACCTTTCTCAGTTTGAAGAAGCTCATCAAGCATAATATCAGCGTTGATACTTGCTTTGATATTAACTAAATCACTGAATTGTAATTTAAGAATATCTTCATCTTCTTCATCTTGTGTAGTAGAATTAGCAAAGTTTAGAAGTTCACTCGGATTAACAAGACTTTCTTGAAGTTGATTGTTATCGCTATACCAACGAAGAGCAGTGATATAACGATTAGTAAATCTATTAATTGCATCTTCATTAATTTCTACAGCTTCTGTAGTTCTTATTGTAACTTTACCTGTACCATAATCAACAAACTTACCACCTGTCTTAGAAGTATCTCCAAACATTTCAATAGCTTCAACTAAAATAGTTTTAAGTCTATCAATAGTTTTTTCTTTAGACTTTTGAAGGTCATTAAGACGAGCTTTTTCAGCTTTAATATCTACTATATCATTTTGAAGAGTTTTGATTACATTAGTGTAATCTTTAACTTTATCCTTAAAAGAATCTTGTGTTATAGCAAGTTGTTCTTCAAGTTCAGGAGTGAGTTCTCCGCCATTTTCTTCTATCTCGTCAAAGATAGCAAGAAGTTCTTGTTTGATTTGATATATATTAGCCATTCGGATTTATACTTATAAAATTAGTTTCATTATTATATTTGTCTTTGCATTTATTACAATAATAACGTTTAGTTTCGTTATTATACCAACGTCCTATACCATTACATAAACAACATCTTCTATGAGGATTAAATCCAAGTATTCTAGAATTTTCAAATTGTTTATCTTTAAGATATTTAAGTTTACTTTCAATATCTTTAATAATAGTATATTCTTCAGCAGTTATGGCATTTTCTCTAACAGCTCTATAAGTAAAAGCTGTTAGAGAAAATCCATGAATTTGTCTAAAGAGTTGATTACGAGCATTAGCTCTCTTCTGCGCTTTCGACTCCTCCTTCATCACAATAAATATATTTAGTTGTAATGTCAAAGATATGTTTCATAACAGCTTTAGAGCCACTATAAATATTATCATCAGGAATATCATTACACAGACGATAAATAGTTTCAAAATCACTCACCATTTCATTGGTAGTTTCTTCATTAACTATTACAGTATCAAGAACTTTATACAAAGTATAACAAATAATTGCAATGCTAGCAATTATAGTAAGACAAATAATCAAAGTATTCATTTTTCTATTTCTAAAGGAATTATATAATCACATTTAAGAGTAGTGTACATAAAAGCACATTCATCTGGATTTAGACCTCTACGATGAAGAATTTCTTCAGTAGTAAGTTTGTCATCTTTTTCGTCTAACTTAATTTCACAGACAGTACAATCTGAATAATCAAGTATATAAAGATATTCATTATTGTCTTCCATAATCATTTTCAGTATAAACAGTTTTAGATGAAATTTTACCACAATTAGTACAACGAGAAATAATAACAATACCTATAGCATTACCTTTAGGGTCAGTCTTTTTCTCTTGTTTTATTATTTCATATTTGTGTAGTCCGAAGAACTTACACCATAGATTTTGTTTCATAATCTTCAATAATTTTATTTATAATATTAGTTGAATTAAATCCTTCTATTATACCTAAACATTCGTTATTATCTATATCTGTAATTATTATAGTAGGATAACTTTTTATTTTAGGTTTAAAAGCATCTGTGTCTTTAATATGATTTATAACAACATCAGCTTTAGGAGGATTATCTATTAACTCGTGCAACATCATTTTACACAAGTCGCAATCTGAGTCTTTATACAGGTGTACCTTAATATTCATCTCTAAGTTTATAATTTTCTATATTACAACCAAGTTTACAAAGCTCATCATAAAGCATTTGAGCAACTATTTTAGCATCTGGGTGAGCTTTACCAGTATAATCCCAAAGACGCATATTAAGAATTTCTTCCCATTCTTTAACAGTATAAGTATAAACAACTTTACTCATAGTATCAAGAGGAAGAATCCAACGTGCATCTTGAGGAGGAAGATTAAGACCATATTTACTACGAGATAGTTTATAAAACCATTCAGCAGTTTTAGCCATAATCCTCATAAGACAATATTTATAAAGATTAAGACCGTACATCCAATGACATTGCTTAAAAACAATTCCAACTTTCTTGTTGAAATCAACATAACGAGTAGATTGTTCAGCAATATTATTAGGCGATTTACGATTAAATTCACGAGTAATATCAATACCTGTTTCAATACAAAGAGTGAAACGAAGCATTTTATATTTCTTGAATATATTATTTTCAAATGCTTTAGAAACTGAGATACGATACCTCATATAACGTTCATCCCAATACTCACGAGCACTTTGTTCATTAGCAGAAACATAATATGTATGTCCTTCTAATTTAACAGTAGCTCCAATATATGCTTTTTCTGATATTTGAAGTTTCTCTGGAATTATATAATAAACACCAGCATGACGAAACATGCTACGATGTTTATTTTTCCAAAGACTTTCACACATTATAGCATTATTTGTAGTTTTAGCAGAAGCATAACAAACACGAGCACAACGAGCAATATGCTCAATAGTGTTATTTTGTAACCACGACTCTACTTTTGGTTCTACTATCTTCATTTTATTTTACATTTTCAAAATCAATATCAGCAGCTTGAGTTCTAATCTCTGTTTCAATTTGTCTAATACGTTCTTGACAAATATGAATAATCTTTTCATAATCTTGTTTATTAGATTCTCCAAGTTTATTTCTTAGAACTCTTTTAATAATATCAGCATCAAAAGGATTAAGATTATAATCAAGCCATATACTCCAAGGTTGAATAATATGTTCAGAATAATCACTATTTCCAACATTATGATTACGAACATTATTGTTTTCATCATTAATTATACCAAGATATTCTAACTTAGCATAAAGTTTATCACTAATTTCTTTCATAATTTTATTGTTTGTATTTTATTTATATTAGGTTTAACTCTAGGATTAATAGCATATTGAGTTGGAAAATCTTTTGTAATCTTATAATAATTTATAAAATCAAGAACATCAGTAAGCCAGATACTATGACAACCTATTTGAATAAGCCAATCTAAAGTAGATTTACCATTTTTATCATAAAGTGTTTTACCATTATCAGTACATTTCATACAATAACGAATAAAACGTAGATTGTAAATACCAACTTTAATATTCTTGTTACCAAAAGTAAACCAAGGATTTTCACTTACATTATTACTATTAATCCAAATTATAAATTTACGCCATAGTTCTTTAGCAGATTCATAAGGAACAGAAGCATGTCTACTAGTTTCTATATACTTTCTATCTTTAGTAAGACGAAGTTGAATATTTTCAAATGTAATATTATTTCCAGCATAAATATAATCATCAATCCAATGACCATATTTATTACGAGAAGTAGGTCTTACAAATCTTCTATATTTTACTCCTTTTGTAGATAGTTGTCTAGTATTATTTTCTCTCCATAAATCTACTGGTCTTGAACCATTAAGCATAAGAGCAGCTTGTCTTTGAGCTTCAAGAAGATTTTCTTCAGACTTTTTAGTCTGTTCTTCTATATAAGTTTTATACCTATTGTCATTAGTTTGATTAAATCTAATTACAAAATCGTTCCAAGTTTTGCAACCATTATCATAATCATCAAGCCAATAACAATTACGTTTATTAAAGAAAGCCTTAGCAGTAGAAGGCTCACAAGGAACATTCCAATAACGTTCTACATCTTTGAAACTAATACCTTTACCAAAACAATATTTAGTATAGAAATATCTTTTTCTAAATAAATCTACTTGATGTTTATTAAATATTGTATTTGTAAGAACTTGTTTAACAGTAGGAAGTTCTATAGTCATTTTATTCCAACTATTAGGATAATAAATACTAACTTTAAACTTAGTATTAAGTGATTTATTATACCAAGTTCTACATTTAACTTTATATTTTCTTACAAACTTCTTAATAGATTCATAATCGCAATACCAAGAGTATTTATTATTGTCTTTTTTAATAAGAGAATCTATATCATCATGAAGAACTTTCTTTCCTTCAAGACAAGCGTAAAATGGAATAAGGTATCTTTCAACATATTGCTCAACATAATGCTGAAGATGAAGTTTAGCTAAAGTATCTATATTTTCATCATGCAGGATATTATAAACAGGAATATCATTATTACAGTGAAATACTTCATAATCGTCTGGAATAGCTCTTATGAGTTCATATGTTAACTTCCCATATTTATGAGAAACAAGTATCTTTTTATTTTCTCTATCAATAACAGCAAAAACTCTATTATAAGGATACCAATATTCTTCAATATCTGCTACACTTTTATATCTACCTATATCTCCGAATGCAAGATAATTACCTTTAGAAGATATAGCATAAGCCTTATTACTATAATAATACTCATTGTCGTGTATAAAACGATGATATACTTCTTGTCGAAGATAACAATGTCTTATACGTTTACTTTTAGTTTTAGGTTCAGCACCTTTCATAATATTTAATTTTATTTGTTGTTATAAATATAATAAAAATTATTTTTACTACCTAAGAATATATAAAATATTTTTAGGCTATTTCAGAGAGTCTATTGGCTATCTAATACAAGTTATCAACTTTATATTTTTAAGCCAACACAGGTCACGAGAAGTGGCAAATCGGGCATATTTCAGCCTATTTATCCGGCTGACCGAATAAGTCTGCAAACGCTTCACGTTCATCATCAATAGTAGGGGCAACAGCAGGATAAACAAGTTTAAATGTTTTAAGTAGATTATGAAACTGCCAAAATCTCATATTACTATCATCACATCTAGCAATAAGTTCTAGCATCATAAACTTAACCATTAAAACACTTTTCTTAAATTTATCATAACTACAATATGGACTATTAAAAGCTATATTATCTAAAGAAGCTGCGCCATCTCTTATTTTCTTCCAAGCCATTCTTTCTATTGGGTCGGTAAAAGCAACATTTAATTCTTTATGTTTCTTAAATACTTCATCTATAAGTTGCTTAGAAGTAACAACAATAGTAAGAACGGCATTTTCAAATTGCTCAAGTTCTTCTAATTGCTTAGCACGTTTAGGAGTAATTGGAGTTTTCTTCATACACTTTTCTACGGGCGAGCTAGTAAATTAAATGTCAATACGATAAACAACACCATCTTCGTACTCTTCATCTATATTGACGCTAATTTCTTGTTTAACATTTACATTTCTAAATTTACTTTGATTCCAAATAGGAGTCATATCAAGTTTAATACTTTTAGACTTAGTAAGATAAACTCTATACCATCTCCTAGTAGCATCTTCTTCATTAGAAAAAGCTATATAATAATCATATTCTTTACTAGAATTGTTATACCTCTTAAGAAAAGTATAAAATCTATAATAAGGAATAATATCACTATATAGCTTTTTATTATCTGGAGTAACCCAAGTATGAAAAGATGGAGTCATAGAATCATAAGCATTAAGATTCATCTTTGTCATAATTACCAATACTAAATACCCAATAAATAGAAAGAAGTAGAACATCAAGTTCTACTTCTAAATACCTATTAAATTTGATTATTTTAATTGTTGGAATAAGATAAAGCCAATCAGATTTACAACAACTAAAATCACATCTTAGAAAATATTTCATTCACTTTTAATTTTAACTGCTTTAGCATGAAAAGGAAGTTGATTGACACCACTTCTTTCTCTATACTCTACAAGAACTTTCTTACCTATATATTTACTTTTATTTATAAGTATTTCTTCTTGAGCGGAATGAGAAGCATTATAAGTACACTCGAAAAGTTCATCATTAATATCATTTTTAAGAACAAACTTACCAAGATTAGAACGTTTAACTCCTTCAGGAACAATATCAATTATTTCAAATAGACCATCTTCTTTCTTCTTGAATTTAAGCATACTATTATTACGACGACAACCAAATTGATATTCAGCAGACTTTTCACGAATAACAAGTCCTTCAAATCCAAGGTCAATAAAATAATCTCTCATACCAATAGCCATATTTATATTATCTACTGTATCATTATTAAGTAGAATAAGTCTATTAGTATTATTTAAATGGTCTTCTTTTCTAAGAATATGATTCGGATGATATTGACTAAAATTATTGTTAAGAAGAATTTGTCTATTCAAAGCAGACATATTCTCAATACAAATATCATAAAGCCAATATTGAAGTTTATAATGTTGAGGAACTTCTATATTCTTAATGAAACTATTAATTTCATTAATACCGTATCCCGGAAGATATAATTCACCATCAAGCCCAACACCTTCTTCAATCATCATATCCTTAATTTCATCAGGAATACAAGGAAGAAGAATTTCATCAAGATAACTAAGTTTACTAGTCCAATCTACTCCTTCTCTACTACGATAACAAAGATGTAAATCTCCAAATAAACCATCATCTTTACTCATAGTAATGATACATCTCTCTCCATTAATTTTCCATTGTCCAAAATAAGAACCTTTTTCAAATGGACGATTATCTTCAAGAGTTTTGCAAAGCATAGGAATAAACTTACCATCTTCATGAGTATTAAACTTAGGAAGATAAGTATCGAGGTATCTGTATAAAGAATCTCCACTTACAATAAGTGGAGCATTATCATATAAATCTTGAACAGTCTTATATCCTTCTTTACGTTTAGCTTTAATTTGAGAAGCAATTTCATCATCTATTTTACGATGAGTATTTATTTGTTCAAAATGTCCTTCTTTTCCTACAAGTCCATAATGAACTTGTATTACTCTAGTAGGACTTTTATAAATTTCCCAAAATATTGGTTTGCCATTTGAATTTCTTTTATATAGTATCATAATTTAACCTTGATTAAAAAGAATTATACGTTGTGGTTTGCCTATGTATCCATGAGCCATTTTTGCAAGCTCGCTAGGACTCCATGTTTCAGTCCAAAGAGCGTGTCGTTTAGGAGAAGAACAACTATGAGTTTTGTAGTTATACCTACTATAAATATAAATACCTACACTATCAAGAAAATCAAGAAACTTAAATCTATCAATAGTATCTAAATTTTCTTGACTTTCAAAGTTGACTTCTCCATAACAATGTATTTGATTCATTTTAATATTAAAGATTCTATCTCCTCTAGTAAGTTGAAGAGTTTTATCTTTGAGATTATCAATGAGAGATTCTTCTTCTTCAGTTATGTAAGTCATAATTGTACTTACCCATCGATGACTACTTTTATTACTACACAAAAAATGGTATTCCTTGTGTATCGGCATCTGTATCTCGTATAGTTGGGTATCTGAGTTCAACATATCTTAGAGTTTCATTTATAAATTGATTTATTTCTTTAATACTATATTTATCATGCAACTCTGCAAAATCTTTACTTCCATAATCATGAAGTCCAAATTCTCCACGAGTTATAAAAAGATAAGGAATATTATATTGTTCAAGTAAGTATTTAGCACCATGTCTACCTGTATCATCAAAATCTAAAAGACTAAATATTTGACCATTAACATTAAGTTTATTTCGTAGCCATTCATATTCATTATCTTTGAGTTTATAATTTTCACTAGGAAGATTAATAACTCCAATTTTAGCATTACGACCTCCCCCGTAGGAAAGTGTTGATGTTAAATGACTACCTATACTTAATCTATCCTTTGAACTTTTAGTTATAAGAATATAATCATAATCATTACGTTCAAGATTTAGAAGACCTTCAAGAACATTACAATTAGTTATAAATCTTTTTTCTTTAGGACGTTTAGGAAAATATAACTTTATAAGTTGTATTCCTTTACGATTTTGACCAAGCATATAAGCATAACAAGGATCTTTAGATTTATAATAATATTTAGGGTCAGTGTTAACTCCTCTATCAATATAATATTGGTCAACTGGAATAACAAAATGAGTATTAAGATAACCAAGACTTACGCCAAGATGATTCCAATATTCTTTATCTTGTTTATTCCAACTGCGAGGTGCAATCTCAATAATAGGCTTTCTTTGTTTAGCAATTTTAAGAGCACCTTTTATATAATCCGTTACATTATCGTCTACAGATTTATTATCAATAATATCACTGAAAGTAGTTGCTATATGTTTAAGTACAAAATAGAAATCTTGTTTATTATTAGTTTCTATCTTGCGACCACACATTAAAGACAATACATAAGCAACAGTTCCATACACATCTTCAAAGAAGCCAAAACCTCCAAAGTCACGAACTTTAAGACGACCTTTGGCATTATATTGAATACCCATACTTCCATTGCTATCATTATCTCTGAACACAGATGTAATAAGAGTATTGTGTTCAATGCAATCTTTAACAACTTCCATAGGAATATCTAAATACTTACTTACAATAAGTTCTTGAGATATTTTACTTTCAATATATTCCTTAGTAAGATTAGTTGTATTAACGTTGCGAAGCATATCTTTAACTTAAAAAAAATGGGTAGAATCAGTATTACTACCGACACTACCCATAATCATTAATATTAAACCATTAGAAGAAGAAACTACTTAAAATGGCATATCAGCGGAAGCATCAGCAGCAGCTGCATTAAAACCTCCCATGCCCATATCCATAGGAGCAGCACCAGGCATTACACCACCCATACCGGGAGCGCCAAGACCAGGAGCACCAATAGAAGGAGCTTTCTTAGTTTCTTTAGGAGTAATAGATTCCTTAACAAGGTCTACATAAAGAATAGGAGCTTTACCTTGCTTAGCAATCTCAACTACACCATTACCAATGAATGAATCAAAGCCAAGTTCACCATTCTGTGCAACATTCTTCCATTCACCCTTTACTTTCTTATGACGAAGAAGTTTAAGCCAAACAGAAATAGGCTTACCATCTGCACCCTTAAATGCAGGTTTAGCAACAGCTCCTTCTTCAAGACCAAAACTACCATTCATCATAGCAGCAAAGTTTTCAAAGATAAAACGATAGCCAGCAATTACTTCTTCAGGTTCAACTGTAATATAATTACCCTCATCGTCAGAATCTACGAAAGGAAGACTCAGAGCATCTTCTTCAGCTTCAGTCATCTCACGACCTTTCAGCACGAATACTTCTAGCATATGCTTCATCCACTGAAGAACATTGTTAACTTTCCATTCCTCAGTACCACCAACAATAGTATTTACATTACTCTCAACAGGATTGATATTATAATATACATGACGCATTTCGTTAGCGGAAGAGTGATTACTTGCAAAATGCAAAGTAACATGAGGAACTTCCATACCAGTAAACTGCTTGCCTTCTGCATTAATAGAAGTGTCAACAGTTACACTTTCAAGATGACCCATGAAAAGGCCATTAGCAGGAGAAGCATCTTTTTCGTGAAATTTAAGTTGAGCTACTGCGCGAGTCTTATTGCTGACACCACGACGATTCTTTTTTACAGCAGTCTGTGCACTACCTGCTGTAGGATTCAAAGTTTCATTTGCCATAACTTAATTAAGTTTTGTTGTTATAAAATGATTAAAAAAGTAGTGACGAGCAGCTGTTTTATGACTACCCGTCACTACGACGTTTACTTCCTGTTATGTTTAATGGACAAACTAATTATTCAGCATCTTTCTTAGCACCACGAGCGATAGGGTCTACGTCCTCAACAAAGTCGATAGGAAGAATATTAACAAGAACATTCTCACGACCATTGTTAAACTCAACTTTCTGAGTCTCATCAAGAACTACATTGAAGATACGATTCTTCTTAGTAGCTTCGTCACCAAGGTCAGCCTTAAGAGCACCCCAGATTGCAGAATCAGTAAAGTTAAGCTGACAACCTACGCCAGTAGTAGAAGCAGTAGTAGCAGTCTTAGAACCACTGCAAGAATGATACTTAGGAGATTCTACCATATCAACGGTAAGTTTCTCTGCAAGTTCCTCATCAGACAGTTCACCGAACTGAGCAACAAGTGCATCACGATTAGCTTCTACAATCTCAGCAGCGTGTTCAGCAAGATACTTAGCTTTATCTTCCTTAGTATAACGCTCTGTAGCCATCAGAGGTTCACCTTTAGAAGTATACATAGGAACACCTTTGGCAATAAACCACTGAGTGAAAGCCTTAATAACAGCATCTTCACCCTCACGAGTATTAAGGTCAATACCATTTTCTTCTGCGTAGGCTACTACTTCTGGTACTCGGTTCTGTACTGCCATCTCTACACCTGCGATGTTGTTGAGGAACATAATGTTCTCACCTACGGCAATATTAAGAGCCTTACTTACAGGAGAAGTGATAGAGAACTTACCACTAGTAGAGTTAGCAATGAGCTGAGGAGTAGCATTAACAGTTGAAGATTTCTGACCAGCCTGAACGGCAGTTACACCAAATGAAAGTTTAGTTCCAAGTTTCATAACTTTAAGAATTAAAATGTTAATAAATTAAATTGTTTGTTTATATAGTGAGCGAACACTATGTTTGTTATTTGTTTTGTGACCTTAATCGACAACTTCATAAGAAGTGTCTTCAATAACATCGGAATCATCAAGGTCAAGACCATTCACGATTTTTAACTCGGTAGTTTCACTACAACCCATTAGAAGGTCAGCAGCAATATCACGAGCACCAAGAGTAAAGGCACGATGTCCAACTAGAATACGAGGATATTTTTTATATGTGTCTTTATCAAAGAGTCCAGCAGAAAGAGCTTCTGATTGAGAATAATGACTAATAGCAGTACTCTCTATAATTTTACCATTAATATTTCTATAACGAGTAAACTTATATTCAGTAATAAAATCTACTGGTTGAGCAGGAATACGAATAATAGGAAATTGTCCACCTTGAGCAAGTTTAAGTGCATGAGCTTTATTAATTGCTTTAACACACTTTTCACTAATTTGAAACTCATTATAGACATTACCTTTTAAATCAGTATACCACTGAACAGGATAAACACCTACAGTGTCATCTTTTGTAGCTTCTTCAGCTTCTTTAGCAGTACGACATTTAACACAATATTGAGGAAGTTGTGTTTCAATATAAATCGTATTACCGTCAGTATACTGATACTGAGGAGTATAATCTTTAGTGCATTCCCAAACTACTCCTGCCCTCGATAATAACGACTTTATAATGTGAACATCAATACCTGTCTTACCATTAATTACGTGAATATGTTCAATACACGTTGTAAAAGGTAGTTGCAAATCTTGAGCACGAGCAAGAATGGATAAACCATCAGCAATACTCTTAATACCACCTTTATCACTTTGCATAAACTTCTTTAAAAATATCTCTGCACTAGCAAGTTGACTTTCATCAAGAAGATTTATGGTAGCAAGACCAGTATTTGGTTCAGTATGTCTTGTAGTCAATGCACGACTACTACTTCCATTACTAGTTTCATTTTGCTTGTCCATTATATCAAGGTTCTCTGTTTGTTTAACGATACAAATATACTACTTTTTCTTTAATCAACAACAATAAAGTCAGAATAATTTTCATCGTAAGAAGAATTTTTAACACTATGATTGGTTGCGAGTGTTTTATTCTCTAACAATCTTTGTTCGGGAGTTGTTCTACAATATAATGAATATAACATTATCTTCCCTAACCTAAAATTTATATTAGATAATCGGTACATATAAGAGGTTATATCTTCACACATTGGAGAAGTTATAATAATAATATCTATATCAATATCCAAATCTTTATCTGGAGCATTATTAGTAGATAGAACATTGATTTTACCAGCATTAAATAAAGTTTCAGCAAGAGTTTTTTGAGATTTTACTCCCATAGTTTTTCGCTCACCTTTTTTTGCACCACTTTTATAAAATACAGGATTACCATTAGAGTCAATCGCAGGAACACTATCAACTTTATCGTGATAATTCATACAAATATCAGTTTCAGAAAGAGTATTTAGATAATCTGTAACTGCACTTGCAAAATCAGCACGTTTGTTAATTATAAGAATCTTCTTATCACGATTGTTGTTAACAATATCAAGAATTACATCAAGTTTACCTTTATAATCAGATAGAAGTTGACCTCTATTCCTAATTACTTCATATGTTTTTGAAGCACGTTCTTTCAAAGCAATAGGATTATAAAGTTCATCTATCTTAAGGTTAAACTCAACATTCATATCAAGTTGTTCACTCCAACCATTTTCTTGTGCAATCTGATTACAAATTTGCATAGAAGAAATATTCAATTGAAGATTACCAGTATTAGCTTGTTGCATAATATCAAAACTACCAAATATAGAAATACTAGTAGTTATATACTCATTATAATAGTTAAGAAGTTTGAAATCTTCACTATCAGCAGGTATATCAATGCCAATCTGTTCTTCTTCTACGGGCGTGCTCAATCGTACTTGTTCAACTACATTAGCCTTGAAATCTTCAAGAATAGGAGCAAGTTTATATATCTCAGTCATATCTTCTGCATTAGACAAAAGACGATTGAGAACAATAAGGCGAAATTTACAATTACCCACAAATCGAGCCACTTCTGCACAAACAGTTTCAGGTCGATACAGAATACAAAGAAGAGGAGAAAAGTTAAGACTAATTTTCTTAATAAAATCATAAGTCAAAACTTTAATATTCCCATCATTTAGAAGTTTCTTAAATTCTTCATTGTTTTCTTCAGCATCTTGTTGTTGAGTTATGAATTCAGTTATATCACTTCGTTCACTAAATGTAGTAGTAATAATTACAGTTTTACAAGTAGGAGATCTAGCATATATTCTTTGAAGAACTCCTAAAACCATAATTTTATCATTTAGAGGAGAAGGAATCAGAGCAGTTCCAAGACCTTTACCAATTCTCCAATGTTCTATGGCATTTACAAAAAGTTCTCCAACCTCCATAAATTAGTTATCTTCAAAATCATCATTGTCAAATAAAGAGTTATATTGATGAGAGTTTCTTTTAATACTAGCTTTACCACTTAAAATGCGTTTATCTCTATCACCTTTCTGAGTAGGAGAAATGCCTAACATAATAGGATCAATAATTTTATAACATTCATTATAATAATAGCCATAATTAATATTTCTCTCTTCAATAGATTTGTCATCAAGAGAATTAAGAATTTGAACAGAATTACTACCAGCAAGTTTACTTCTCTTACCAGTAGTAGATTGTTCTTTTTGTATAATTACACCTTTTGTAGATACATAAAATCGTACATGACGTTGACTTTTGACATGAACAATTTGTCCATTTTCAACTTTATCGTATACAACTTCAAATTGTTTACCTACATTTTGAGTTTTACAAAAATCAAGAATATCCTTATGTTTACGTAGAGTTTCCATTACAGGAGTACCATTAGCAAAGAACTCATAAACAGCAATAGCAACAACAGGCATATCATAACCTTTCTTCAATTCTTTAAGATATTGTTTAGGGTCAAGAGCACCTTTATATTCTACTTTACCATTTGTTTGAATTGCAATGTAATTATTTACATCTCTACATATATAATAAGAATAATCTTCATAATCAGCACCCATTTTGTTAGTTTCATTCCAACGATCAGTAATTTCTTTATAAACATCTTCTTTATCACGAGGAAGTTTAATTACTATACCATCAGTATTAGCACTAATAACATGAATACCATTAAGTTCAAGTTCTTCAACAAGAGTCATTGTCATCAACTGTCCGTTTATTGTTACTTGCATCTGTGCTAGCCGATCATACAAGAAGAAAAGTTCCGAACCTAACTTCCCGTATATTGAGTTGATAACAATCTTCAACGCTTCTGCTCCTATCTTATTAGGAACACCTTCCATAACAAGACCTTCAGAATCTGGTGTATGTTTACATCTAACTCGCGTATCTTTAAGAAAACTAACCATTTTAACAAAAGCAGTTTTATTAAGATGTTGAGGATAGATATTATAGCTAATCATAATACTAGGATAATAACTAGTATAATCATGATGTCTATAAAGGAACTTATCATCAGATTTGTATATTGCAGGTCTATCTTGACTGTGAATACCACCTGTTGCTATGGTATATTTAGTACCATAAAAATCTATTTCACGTTCAAATTCGTCTTTAGTAGTACGATAAATACTAACTTTTTTAATTTCTTCAAGAAAATCTTGAAGTTGTTTAGTCTTAAATTTAATATGAGGAAAAATAATTTTATTAAAACTCAAACGAGTTCTATTAGTACGACCTTTTATAAATTGGTCTTTTCTAAGACCACTCATATCAGAATAAAACTTAACAGTTAGTTTATCTGCTATATTAGCACGAGCACTACAAAGAGTATTTACTCCGAAAGCATGAGAAATACTATATCGAAGTTTAACTTCATCAGGCATTTGTCGAACTATTTCACATACAAGAAACACATCATTAGTATTATAATGTAGCATAGGTTCAACATATTTAGGAAGAACGTATCTATCAAAATCATTAGTGATAAGTCTATTAAGTTCATCTAAAGACAAACCTCTATAATTATCTTGTTTACTCCAATACAACTGATATTCTTCTTCATCTATAGGAGGAAGAGTAAAATCAAGAAGTTCATGCCATTTGAGATTAATAGAAGTTTGTTTAAGAGATTTACCATATTTAACTCGTTCACCTGTTTCTTTATCTACATTCACTCCAGCAGAATGAAGTCCGTAAACTCTTTGAACATCAACAGTAGTATAAGGAAGTCTATAATTTCTTATGAGTTCTAATTGTTTATCATTATAAAAAGCATCTTTATCACTTTGAAATTTAATGTATTTATCATTAATCTCTTTAAGAAATTTTAGAAACTCTTTAGTATTATCAAAACGATTAAAATACATAAGAAAAGCACGAATCATTGTATCATCGTAGCCTTGATTATTAAAACCAAACAAATCAGTTCTAACTGGTTCTTGACTTACATTTCCGTCTGGTGTAGTATATGTTTCATAATATGCTGCCATACTATTAATACGAGCAACAATTTCTAACAATTGACTATCATTAGTATCAGAAATATAATATCTTTCAGTTTTAACATCTTCAAGTCTTTCCTTAATCTCAGCAACAGTAAGACACTCAGTAAGTGCCTTAGGTTTTCCTTTGGCATCTACACAGTCTTCAAAATGTTTTAGATAATCTTTTAAGTCAACAAAAGTTATACTAAAAAGATTAACAAAACATTCAACGTCCATACCAAAAGACTTAATCATTGTATAAATTGAGTTCTATATCCACAATATCCATTATATGCTGAATTAAACCATTTAATAAGGTTAACTTTGAAAGTTTCAAATAAATCAGCATTAGTGTATTTTGTAAGTGGAGAATAATTTATAACATATTTTCTTTTATTAGGTGAAATGAAAACATAATCATCATTCTCACTAATATCACAATGTAAAAACTTTCTACCAGCCTCACCAAGAAGCATAATATCAGTAAATTGAAATCTTCTGACATCATTAGCAAAATAAGTTATACATTTGTTATAAATATCATCAGTAAGTTGACAACCAAGTTTATCGCAACATCTAATAAGAGGAACAATATAAAGAGAATTGAGAATATCTAGCTCGCCCGTAGCAAGGTTGAGAATATCCTCAATTATCTTTACTTGTTCACTAAATCCTATACTTCTATTCTTATAAGCAACATAATCTACATTAGGTATAACAATACATCTTCCAAAAGATGGATTACCTACACCTTGTAGATTATGTTGTTTAATATTGAAAAGACGCATAGCGCACTCTTCGCAAATACTCATTTAATACTTTTCACGCATTTGATGAAGAACACTATTAGGTTTACTACCTATATGTTTACTAAAACCAAAATGTTTAGAAGAAAATGCTTTTGCTTGTTTAACAAGTCTTTCATGACTACGTTCACCGGGAGTTTTAGTATATTCTACAAGAGATTTAACACCTTTAGGTTTATTACTCATTTTTATTTAATTTTAAAGTTTAATTTCTTCTACTTTTACATATTTAAGAGTACCTTTATAACCTCTACTACGAAGTTCTTCAATAAGTTCTCTTGACGTAAATTGTGCAAATCGTTCACTTACACCATTTTCTTTTCTAAGACATTCACGACAGTAATTACGATAACCACTACCACGTTTATTAAAGTTAGAAAGAGGTAATTCTCGACCACAACATTTACATATTTTTTTTTCTTTTACAATTTCTATTATTGCAAGAGGTTTATCTTCCATATTTAAGATATAATTTGTTTTTACAACGACTACAAGCTACATATAATCTTCTATTAACTTCTTCAGCATCTGTATAAGGATTACCAAATTTATCATAGACAATATCATTTACATCTACTAAACTAGTATCAAAAGTAGAACCTTGTGATTTATGACTCGTAAGCGAAAAACCATAATCTAAATCTCTACCAAACATAATCTTACCAGTAGTAGGATCAATAATATTTGTTAGAAGAAGACAAGATTCCTTAAAAGAATAATAATCTTTCCATTTTTGAGAACGAGTTTTAATAGAAGCAGTTTTTGCTTGTTGAATCATTTCTTTGGAAATCTTAACATATTGCATTACAGTAAATCTATCTTTATGGTCTATAATGAATAATGGAGTAGTATTTGTACCACCATGAATGGCAGTAAATCTAACCATAAATCCTTTCAAACCATATCGAGGATGAACATAATTAACAACATCTTTAAGAATATATTCCTCAGAATTTTTAATAATACAATCGTTAAACTGATTTACAATAGTAATATAACTAATAATCAAGTCATTCTTCGTAATAACAGATTTATCTGCATCTTTAATAATTGCATTTCTAATAAACTTATTCCAGCCAGAAACAGTATTATTAGTATATGCAATTACTTTAGCATAATCTATATTACGAGTTAATTCTTCATCACTAAAATTAATTTGAACTAAATGCTCAAATTCTTGAGGAGTACAAACTTGATAACCTTTAGTATTATCATCATTAAATTTATTACGAACTTTACATATATGTTCAAGAAATGTGAAACTTTTATGTTCTACATCATACCGTAACAAATCTAAAAGATAACTTACAGGATTATCATCGCCTTGTCTAACAACTTGAGTAAGTTTGCTAGTTTTAATACCTTTAAAAGCAGAACTATATTTTTCATTTACAGGTGCAAGTTGAGAATTATCTCCAATATAAATAATCTTACATTTATTAGATTTACAAGTTTTCTCAAGAAACATAGTAAGTCCACGATTAATCATACTAGATTCATCAACTATATACAACCTATAATCTCCAATTTTAATTCTACCTTTAGGGTCAAAAGGTGGATTATCAATGTCAAATTTCTCAACATCAAAATTAAGTCTTAAACCTAAATCAGATTGAAGAGTATTAACTTTAACATTAGGAATTTGAATACTTTCATTTAATACTCGACACGCTTTATGCGTAGGAGCAGCAAGACCTATTGTAGAATAACTTAAACCACAATTTTTAATAAGTGCTTTAACTAAATAAGTCTTACCAGTGCCAGCAGCACCTACAAGTGCTCTTTTATAATCATTAATATTATATGGTGAATTAATAAATTCTATAAGAGCGTTATAAGCCTTACGCTGGTCATCAGTAAATCCGCTAATACTAATAGCATCTTTACCGTTTGCTTGACTTATAGAAGTTATATTCATTTAGTAAAAAGAGGTTTTGTATCATCTATTTTAATATCAGATATATGAAATTCAGCTAAATAATGAAATGAAACTAAATCTTCATATTCAAAATACATTTTATTATTTTCATTAACTATATGCCCAGCAATTAAAATGTTATTTTTGACAACATCATATTGATCTTTAGTTCCTGGATATAAGTTAACTTCTTTTATATTTCTTATTATACAGACATAATGATTGTATTCATCTTTATTTTTTAAGAATACATAAGATTTATCTTTTAATTCTAAACTATTTTTTGTAAAAGGAAGAATAAGTTGTTCATTACTTAATTTATCTCCTTCTTTTATACAAATATAATTTTTAGAGATATTAACTACAGCTTTAAATTCTCCATTTATTTCTTTAACAACAACAAAACATTTACGAGAAATATTATTGCCTTTTGTTTTAGATTTAACTTTATGTTTAGAAATTACATTAATAGTAAAAACAGGAGGATTAAAAACTTTCATATTATCTTCTCTTCTTTTTATTAGTTAGAGTATTATCTTTAGCAGTCTTTTTAGCATCACCTTTGCGTAATTTGGTGGAATCTCCGTCCTCCGTAGAGAAAGAACGTGATACTTTAACATCATTATTGTAGATGAAAGTCCAACCACAATAATGAGTAAGATAATCAATACGTGCCCAACTTCTAATTCCAATTATTGTAGATTTAGAAGTTTGAATAGTCTTATTAGAATAATCAATTTTTGCGATTCTACTAATAAGACGAAGATCTTTGTTTTCATCATGTTTTGCCATTTTACAACAAATTTAAGAGTTATTATTAATATTATTTATTTGTGTTTTACACCTAAAACTTATCAAACACCTCTGTGTATTGAATATACTGTAATCGAGAGATAACATAATAAATAGGCTCTGTTATCCTACCACCTCCTTGCCTAAGCGGATTTCACTTCTATACAGTATTTTATAAGAAACTGGTGTCCTCAACATCTTGGAATGTTATTAAGTTTTTTAATAAGTTTATTATAATTAATAGTAAAGAATATTGTAAATATTTTGAAACGATTTCAGCACCTTTCTACGGGGGTGCGCATAAATCATCAAGTTAATATATTAAATCTAATAGAAACAAAATATGACTATTCTACGGCTTTATTTCAATACAATTTTCATATTAATTTATTATATTAAAATTTTAATATCTAAACTAATATTAAAAATAAAAATACTACTACTTTCACAAGCAATAGTATTTATTTATAAACAAAAACCGATTATAACACACTTATGTCTATTACGAAGTTTAATATTTAAAATTTAATATTTTCCGACAAAATCTATAAGACAAACTTTATTTGTGTTTTTATATTTATTTATATTTCTTTTATTATTAATGATAGCATATAATCTCGGAAATATCCTTAATAAACCTTTTCCTTTCATTGAAGATACTAATTGTTCTCCATCAAAATCTTTAAGATTCACAATCTTATTCCAATTCTTTTTACTATTACCTTGAATAAATGTAATATTTTTATATAGTCTAATCCAAGTATTTACATTATTTTTAAATAACTTTATGCCATTATTTTTTTCTGATTCAAGAATTATTCTTACAACACAATTATCAAATATAACATTAATATAGTTTAAATAATGATTAACTCTATCCGACTTATACTTTACAAGGCCATGCGCAAATTCAGGTTTTCCATATTTATCATAAGCTATTCTAAAATCAAAAACTCTAATACCTTCACGATATTGTTGATATAAAGTTAAATCTTGACATTTAGCAATCCAATTAAATAATTTCATATATCTTCTTTTAACAGGAAGATAAGTCATTGTATTATGAGAACCTATTTGCATATATTTAATAATTATTATATAAACTTATTTAAAATACATTATTGTATAATAAAATAATCCTTAAGAAGTTGAATATTTTCTGGATATGCAAGAAATTCTTTAGCTTTTAATTCTGATTTAAATGCAATATTATTTGAAGGTATTGCATATTCTTCAATATAAAAATCATAATCAAAATTGATTCCTATAGTTCTAATTTTGTCACTTTTATACATTTTTTCATACATTGTAGGATAACCACCATACCCAATTTCTATAAGTTGATGAATTTTAAAAAGAGCTAATGCAGATTTTTCAATAATTCTTTTATTATTATTATTTGAACTTAGATAAGTATCATTTAATGTATGAATACAATGTGAATTAGCTTTATTAGTTTCTTTAAGTTCACTCCAAGTTTTAGGAATTTTTGGAGCTTCAGAATTTTTCATAAATTTAAATTTTAATTAATATTAGTAGCGATAGTGGGATTCGAACCCACATGAACACAATGTTCAAGAGATTTTAAGTCTCTCGTGTCTACCATTTTCACCATATCGCCTATTGTTATTAAAATAAAAATAGTTATAACTATTTTCACAAACTGTTATAACTATAGCTTCATTATTAAAAACATTAAATTAGAAATTGTAACATATTTAAACCAATACTAACCAATAATATTGCGATTAAGATTTTAATTATTTTATTATATTTACTAAATTTAATTTTATAATTAGTAATAATTATAATTTTTTCATCACAATTATATTCGTAATCGTTTAAAAGTTTATCATATTTAATTTTTTCTTCATCTAATTTATTATAATAAGATGAAATGGTAGCATTAGCATCTTTTAATTCTGTTCTTAAAGATTTTTCAATACTATCTTTTCTAAGAATTATGTTTACTAATTCAGATTTAGTTTTTCTCATTAGAGAATTATTTTCTTTATTCTCTATTTGTTTATTTTCATTATTCATTTCAGTAATTTATTTAAGTTATTCATATTGGATTTCATCACCAAATTCATCATTTGTAGATTCTTCATATTTTTCACCATATAAATCTATATCGTCAAAATCTTGGTGAAGACAATCACTGTCAATATTAATAGCATAATCTTCAAATTCGTTCATATATTTATATTTATTTAATTATCTGCAAATATAATATAATTATTGGTATTAACAATAATCTAAACTAAAATTTAACATTTTAATTTATTTATTTATAATTAGTATAAATATTCATATCTTAATCAAATTTGATTACTTTTACACAATCTGCTACATCAAGTACATCTTCATATTTAGAAAGAATTACTTCAAATCCTTCTTCATTAGGTTTGATATATAATGTTTCAGAATTATCACGATACTTGACTTTTAAATCTCCATTCTTAACATGAATATTACAATGTCCTCCACATAGTAGAAGCCATTTATTTACAAGAGTTTCAAACTTATCATCAGTTAGTTCTTCAAACTGATATTTAGTAATATGAAGTTTTGCAATAATTCTATGTTTACGAACACTTACAAGACAATATTCTTTCATCCTTTGAAATAATATTATGAGTTATGTAATTTATTTTTGAGAGATAGAGATGATTATTGATATATTCTTTATACCAATAATCATCTCATTGTTGATGTTGAGGATAATATTAATCATCATCTTCTACAACGCTAGCGAAATATCCTACCAACTTACCATACTTGTAGACTTCTTCATACTCGTTGTACTCGGGGTGACGTACCTTGAACGCTTCAAGTTCAGAAGCACAGATGAAAAGGGTTTCTTTCATTTCTTTGATGTATTAAAGTTATTATTTAGAGTCATATTTACGACCCATTTTCTCTTGTATTTCTTTTGGAAGATAATATTTATACTGTTTGCCAGTATTTTTGCTTGTCTTCCAAATATAGAAAGCACCACTCTTACTCTTGAAGACAGGATATTTAATATTCTTAATCTCATAAGTATGAGTAGTAGTTGTGTCAGTATATTCTACTGATTGACGTGTTGGTGCTTTGAAGTTTTAAGCACTTGCTGATATTACTTCACAAAATGAAGTAACTACTAATAGAACTACTATTAGGAGTTGAATTAATCCTTTTCTTTTCATTTGTTATTGATTTTATTTATCCCACCATTCTCCGTGTTTTTCAATGTATGATTGAAATTCATCAGTTTCAACCAATACATCTAGATAGTAGTCAGGATTAGTAATCCAAATACTATCACAATAATGCTCGTAATTAATATCACGAGTTGTGTCAAGACTATGATTGTAATCTTTTATTGTCTTAACCATTGCAGAACATCCTAGTTGATGTCCTATTCCAAGACCTATTAGTAATCCTGCTAATGTTAAAGAAAGATATACAAATATTTGTGATATTTTTGTTTTCATTTTTATTCTTCTTTTGGTGTTATCTGTTCTATCATTTATATGATTGATTCACACATTGATTTTAATTCTTCATTTGTTTTACAATGAAGTGCTTCTCTAGCTATTGAAACTTATGCTTCATACATAGCTAGAGATATTCCTTTAGGTGCTGGTATTGATGCCATTTTATTTGTTGTTTTCTTTGTTATACTTATATGCTTCATAGAATACTATTGCACATTCTATAAGAACTAATGCAAATACTATTGCAAGCATTATCCAAAATATTTTGAACATAGCAGTATAATATTTGTGTTTGGCGTTAATGTTGATAGTAGATATAATATTACTTTATATGCTATTTGAAAGAGAGGTGAAATAGCTAGCAGTAGATATTATATGAGGTGATGAGAAAAAAAAGTTAAGAAAGGTGGAAATGAGAGAGGTGGGAGTAGTGCCAGTAATACTCTTGCATATACTCCCAATCCTCTTAAACTTTCTCTACAAAAACAATATGCTCAAACTCATCACACCATGAACATATCATATTTGTCATCTTTCTCATAGTCATATTAATGACCATAATACTCTTTTTGATAGTTTTGAGCATCATTTTGACACTCTTGTAAGCGACTATCTCGCTCTTTGAGATGATTTCTGTCTTTTTCATATCCTTTATGAAACTTTTAGAGGTTATTTACTTGCTATCTCTGTACTCAATAGCTGATTCTCGAGATGTAAACACTAGTCCATCTACGATGTAATACATATCCTTTATGTATTTAAGTTAATAATGAAGTTAATTAGTTTGATGATGTTCAGTTTAAAGCTCTTATACCACGTCAAGGTAATCATCTTATAAGAGATTTTAGTAGTATTATAAATAATACTACAAGGAATTTCAACCATAAATAATAATAATAAAACATAATGTAGAAAATATTCGCGACTATTCTCTACATTATGACTGACAATATGCGCATTATTGTCAATTAGCAAATAATTATTGTAATACTTGCCTAAGGTACTACTCAACACAACTCATAAAGTCAATTATTTGCATAGTTGTGTTACTACAAATAATCTAGATTATTATAATGTAGCTAATATTATAATAATCGATTAAAATAATATTAATTGTGACAATTAATAAACATTCCAAATGAAAACTTATGAGAATGCTTATACGAACTATTAGTCACATTATAGTCGCAAAACTTGGTAAGTAGTGATGAGCAAAACTTGGTAAGTAGTGATGAGTAACCCCCGACGCTGTGTCGATTTTTAAGTTGAAAAACAATAGTAATATTAATGCTATTGCTAACATTAATATTACTATTGTAGTTTGTGTTACTTCATCTGTGCAAACAAGTCTGCAACTGTCGGGACAGTAGAAGCGTCTTTGATAGTCAACGTCTGAGGATTGAATATCATTTGGATTAATGCCTGCTGACTAAACTGGTTGATATTTGGCACAATATTTGTAATTGTGCTTTTCCAAGTGTTTTTGCCATAGGTGTCTCCCTCAATGCCCGTTTCTCGCAAGTCGGTTGCGTCTTTGTGCGTCCTTGTTATTGTCACTTTGCTATTAGTGAAACAAAGTGCCACAATTTGAGGATTCAGGATACCATCACGACTGACACCTGCCATACTAAAGGCGGTGTTAAAGATTTCGTGCTTGTTGCCAATCTGTTTGGCTAAGGTGGTAAGGTCTAAGCTAAACGAATTTGTTTCAACCTCTTCGCCTTTTTGGTTGTACCCGTCAAATGGTTCGCCGTCTACTTCAAAGTAGTAGCGGTTTTTCTCTCCGCGAGTAACGCGAATAATGTTGCGGTCTTTGAGTTCTACAACATTTTTAGCGGTTGCGTTGTCAGTTGTGTTTTTGTTCGCGTTGTCAGTTGTTTTGGTGGTGTTTTTTGGTGTTGACATAATGTAACAATTTAATGGATTAATGAATGTTTGTTTGTGCGACATATCAATTTTCATTTTTTCATTGATAATACGCAAAACTTGGTAAGTAGTGTTGAGATATTGAAGATTTTGGCTTTTGCCAAAATCTGAAACTTGGTTTGTAGTGATGAGAAGTAGGTGGGGGTGTTTGACTTGCAATTATTTATCCCGGGGGTACTACTACATACCCTCCCTCTCACATTATTAAACCTCTAATTTCACATTTATCCTCAATTGCTAATTTAGTTATTCAAACTCAATCTAGCTAATCTGTTCTCCTTTTTCCCAATCCTAATTTTCTAGCTATTCTAGCTTTCAATATTTCAACTAGTTTTCTAATTTTGTAGAGCATTAAACTTTACTCAAAATATTAAATCTATTCTCTTTATTACTCTCTTTGTTAATATTTCTAATACTATTAATGCTCGTGATAAGTTCTTTCAGATATTATTAAAAGAACATTTCTACGAGCACTAATAAAATAAATACTCCCAGTTTCACAACTAGAAGTATTACAAACATTCATGTTAACCTTAAATCCAATGCCATGAAAAACACATTAAGTAACTAACCAATAAACAAATCAAAAATAACAAAAAACAAGAATGTAAATATTAATTAAACCAACATTATCAGTAATATTATCTTCAATACTAGCTTTAATATTTCTAAAATATAATTCGTGGAACAAAATATATATTATAATTAACGTAGTTAATTATAATATAAAATAATATTATATAATATAATATATTTAATATATAATATACTAGTATTACAATTACTCTTTTCTAAGTAATGGTAAAGATAATACTTTTATCTTAATTGACAAAATTTTTGAGCAATTATTTTTTAATCTTCCTGCTTGTCAACTTTAGGATATTGAATCTTCTACTCGTGATGATGTTAAAGATAGTGCTGCTTTTAATGACAGTAATGATGTTGAGAATTTAGTTAATAAATATTAAACATTAGCAAATTTTAAGAAATCCTCTTGACTATCTAGAATATTAGCATTAACTTTGCTTTCAGAATATGGAGCAAGAGTATTCTTCTCTATATCCTGTATAACTGATAGTCATAAACTTTTAATTAAACATTCTATTATGGTAAAGTTTGAAATAAATGGTGAGAAATATAGTAAAATCATTACGCTCCCTACTAGTGTTTCAGAGATTACTCCTGAATATCTTGAAAATATTACAACTGAAATTGTAGTAGCAGATAATTATTCTCTTATTGCTCTTTGTCATAAAGCTAAACTTTCTGATTTTATTCTTGCTGGTCGCAGTAAGAAACAGCAACTTAGTACACAAGTCGTTCCTTTATTTGTTAAACGTGGTATGACTAATTGGGAGTTTAGTGCTAATATTGAAGTTGCAGATAAACTTCTTATTACTCCTACTGCTATGTCTATTGGACTTCATGTAAATGTTCCTATGAATACTCTTAACATAGAACGTATTGTTGCTATTATAGAAGAAGATAAAACTATTTATCAGAAAGCTCTTGGTATTAAAGATGCTGTTTATTTTCTAGAATTTAAGATTATTCCTAATAGTGATATTCAAGGAGTATATAAACCTAAACTTTATAAAGAATTTGAAAATCCTTTTGCTATAACTAGCAACGCAGAGGGGGGATATTAATTCAACACTTTCCTACGGGGGAGCTACTAAAGCTAGTTCTCTCGTAGGCATTTATTTTAATAATGATATGGCAGATACTTTTAAATTTCCTAATGGTGGTTATGATGTCACTGTTCTGAAAAGACAAGATATACTAGATTGTATTGACGCTAATATAATAGATAAAGAAGTTGCTCTTGCTATTGTAGACCAGTGTGAATTAGATGCTGCCGAATTTATTAAAGAAGGTCGTTGGACAGGTCTTCCTTTTATTGGTAATGTTAGAGTTCCAAAAGCTAAACTTATGGAAGAAGACCCAGTTCAACAAGCTCTAATTGATGAAGCTAAAGCTACTCTTGATTCTAAACAATATATAATGTTCCGTCGTCAACTTAGTTCAGATAATCACAAAAAAGCTGCTAAGGAACGTTATTTTAATTATATTGTTAGTCAAGCAGTAACTAAAAATAGAAAACTTTATCTTAAACTTTGTGATACTAAAGGTGAACATTATGCTAAGATATTTCTATTTGCTTCTAAACATGTAGTTGCTATTAATAATGAATATGTAAATCTTGAAGACGATGAACAATAAACTTCTTATAGATAGTTTACTTGTTTTAGATGATAGTGGTATGCCGCAACCTCCAACTCTTCGTCAAATGATTGACAGAGAAGTTAGAGAGCTTTATCGTAGGGATAAAACTTCTGATAAAAAGAATTATATTGCAGAATGTATTGTAATATATTATCTTGGTGACCCTAAATCTCCTGCTAGACAAGCTGGTCTTAGTGACCCAGAAGCTCTTAGAATGGCTATTGAACAAGCAGGTCTTGATAAAGGTTATATACCTGATGCTCTTGTTCTTCGTCTTATTAAGCGTTATTATGACGAGAACATTACGGAAGCAGGTAAAGTTGTAGAGAATATACAACAAGGTGTGCATAACATTAATCTTGCAGTTAGTGCAATGAACAATCTTCTTAATGAGAAATTAAATAGTAATTTGACTCTTGAAGATATTCCTAATGTTCTTGCTCTTGTTGATAATGTAAATAAGAAAGCTGGTGAACTTCCAAGTATTTTAAAAAAACTTGAAGAAGCTAAACAGAATCTTATGTATGAAAAAGAAACTGAAATTTCTCGTGGTGGTGGGAATGTACTCAGTAGTATGGATGCCGAAGATTATTAAGCTATGAGAGATACTAGATATGATGAAATATTTCTTTACTTCAAAGAAGAAGGACATAAATATAATGATAGTTTAGGTAATAGTTATACTTCTGTTACTACTCTTATTCATGATAATTATGTTCCTAAATTTAATAAGAAGTATTGGTTACATAAAAAAGCTAGAGAACTTGGTGTTAGTGAAAAGACTCTAGAAAAGCAATGGCAAGCTATTACTGATGAGGCTTGTGCAAGAGGTACTGCAACTCACAACGGAATTGAAGATGCTATCAAAGAAGTTAGTATGTTCAAACAGGCTATTCAATATCTTAATAATATATCTGATGGTCGAGTTGTAACAGTTGCTGATATACCTTTCTTTAAGGCTAAGCCTCTTGATGTTGAGAAGTTCAAAGAAGCTACTAACAATAAATATCCTGAAATATATAGAGTATTTGAGTTCTATACTAATAAAGGATATACTATTTATTCTGAGATTGGTGCTTTTCTTATTGATTATCGTTTGTCTGGTACTATTGATATTCTTTGTATTCGTGATACAGACTTTGTTATTCTTGATTGGAAAACTAATCGTAACGGTCTTCAATTTGAAAGTGGTTATTTTAGAAAAGATAAGAGTGTTAAGCCTACTCAACTTACAAATGAATATATAAGGAAATCTGAATATATGCTTCCTCCTCTTAATTACTTACCTAATTGTAATGGTTATCATTATACTATGCAATTATCTATGTATGCTAGAATGGTTGAACTTATTCTTGGTATTCCTTGTGTCGGATTAGGTTTATGTCATATTGCTAGTCCTTTTGTAAAGAATTGTTATGGTATGCCTTATAGAGATGAAAATAATCAATATCCTATAGATTCTAATGGTGAAGAAACAGTTCAATGGTATAGAATTGGTTATCATAGAAAAGAGGCAGATGCTGTACTTGCAGATAGACTTATTCAATTAAAAAGTGATAATAAAAATAATAGTAATCAACAAAAAAGTTTATTTGATTAATGAAAACTCAACTTTATTCTAAATGTCTTACTTATGATTTTAAGACTCTTTTTGAAAAGAAAGGTTATGCTTTTTTTACTAATGGAAATTATAATGTAAACATTATTGGTGTTCGTAGTAATAAAGGAAACAAAGTTACCAACAAGTATGACGATTTGCTTATAGTAGATTATAATACTAACAAAGGTCATAAACGTCAGATTTATAATATTACTACTGAGCCGGGTCTTTCTTTTATGAAAAATCCTTCTAATGCTAAAGGTACTGCTATTCTTGTTCCCGGTCAATATCGTGGTGTTTATGCAATAGATTTGCATCGCGGTAAATACAAAGCTCTTTGTCAACGTCTTGGTGCTGTTAAAGTTTATCGAGATGGTAACAAAGATGATATTTATGATTTGAACCCTAATAAAATAGATAAAGGTTGGTTTGGTATTAATATTCATCGTTCTAATGAAACTTGGACTCGCGAAACTGTAGATAATTATTCTGCTGGATGTCAAGTTTTCAATAACCCTAAAGATTTTGGTTCTTTTATGAATATTATTGAAAAGTCTAAAGATATTTATGGTAATAAGTTTACTTATACTTTAATTAATGAAGAAGACTTAGTATGACTATAAAAGAAGTTTGGAAATGTGTTGTCGATCGGTTTGCTAAACTATTTGCAGTTATATTTATTCTTGCTATTATTGGAGGTGCTATAAAGACTTGTAGTAACGGACATAAGAAAACGAGCACGCCCGTAGAGAAAGAACGAATAGATTCAATCACTAAAGAGCATGATAAGTTAATTCTTGAAGTTGAAACTTTAGATAGTATTAAAGATGTTAAAACAATTGAAGTTAAAAGTTTTAGTAATGATAGCACTCTTAGGTTGTTCTACAAACTTATTGGCAAATGATGTTGATAACCTTCCTACTGGGGAGGTCGTAGAGCAAACTGACTCTGTTATGATTGCTTATGATGATTTACGAATTGTTAATAGTAAACTTGTAGAACTAGATTATGAAAAGCAAATTAATGCTAATCTTCGTCAAGTTGTTGCTAATGATAGTATAATCATAAATAATTATAATGCTATAAATACTAGATTGAATCAAGATTGCAAAAAATACATTCGTCAGAGAAATATTGCTATAGGTGGAGGTATCTTTATTACTATACTTGGTACTATTCTATTACTTATGAAATAATATGGTAAAGATTGAGAATAATGTTGAAGAGGTTATTCGTACTTATCCTTTTCTGAACTTTCTTAATGAAGATAAAAGTCATTATAAAACAGCAACTGAAGCTGGATATGACGACCCTGATAATCTTTTCCTTATTGGAGATAGTGGAGGTTTTCTTCTAAATATTCAGCCTGGAGATAGATTTGTTAATACTCATTTATTTACTGAAATGGCTGATTTTTATAGAAAGAATAAAAAGTATACTTTTTATAAAGAAGATAGTATTCCACATCGTCAACTTAGAAAAAGAGAAGAATATCGTAGAAGACACGGGCTTACTGCTCCTTGTCTTCTACGTAATGGTAAAATTATAAATGTAAGAATAACTGGTTCTCATTATAATTTTCTCAATTATACTATGATGGAGCAGTTAAATACTGCTACTGCTAAGTCTGGTCATAAAGCTAGTGTAGGTCAGAAATATTATGATTTTAGTAAGTTTATTGATGCTCAATTTTGGACATTTCATGTAATGGAATTTGCTATTCGTAATGGTTTTCATCTTATAATAGATAAGACTCGTCGTGGTGGTTTCTCTTATATAATGGCTGCTGATAGTGCTAATACAATTAATCTGCAACCTCGTAAAGTACAGATTCATGTTGCTGCTGACAAAAAGTATCTAACATCTACTGGCGGTCTTACTGATTTTACTATTAACAATCTTCGTTTTTATGAAACCAAAACTCCTTTTGTAAAAGGTATTCTTTCTACTGATAAAGAAAACTTTCGTTTAGGTTTCAAACTTCCTAATGGAGTTGTTAGTCCAAAGAGTTGGAACTCAGCTCTATTTAGTGTGTCTGCAATGAACAATCCAGATTGTGCTATTGGTAAGGATGCAGTTAATGTTAAAGTAGAAGAGCTTTCTACTATGGAAAACTTTGATGATTTTATGAACGTTACTGAACCTGCTATGCGTACTGGCAGTTATGTTACTGGTAATCTGTTTTGTTGGGGTACTGCTACTTCTGGTAATATGCAAGTTTTTGAACAGAACTTTTATTCTCCTAAATCATTTGGTTTTATGCCTTTTGAAAATGTTTGGGATAAAGATTCTCGTAATGAAATTTGCGGTTATTTTAAGAGTTATGCTTGGGGTCTTCAAGGACAAATTGGAGATAGATTTGCAATGGATGAAGATGGAAATTCTGATTTAGAGATTGGTCTTCGTATTGCATTTAATGAGCGTACAAAGAAAAAGAGTACTGCTAAAACTTTTGCTGATTATATTAATTATCTTGGTCAATATGCTTTGATGCCAGCAGAGTCTTTTAGTAGTGCTACAGAAAATCTATTTAGTAGTGAAGAACTTCTTGCTTGGGAAGAGCGTCTTAGAACTGATAATGCTTTTAAGTTTTATACTGATGGTATGTTAGTTGAAAAAGATAATAAAGTAGAGTTCAAATCTAATGCTCGTATAGAAGCTGAAGGAGGTAAACATAATGTAGACTATTTTGATTGGATTGAAGGTGTTCCTCGTAAAGGTCATGAACATCCTCATGGTTGTATTAGAATGTGGTTTAATCCAATGAAAATTCAATATACTGATAAAAGTGGCACATTACTAAATGGAACTCCTCCTGGATTATATAGTATAAGTTATGACCCAGTAGGTATCAATAAAGAAAACAAACTTATAACAAATAAACATTCTCATAACAGTATTAAAGTTTGGATGAACCCTTGTCAATATAATGGTTTTAAGACTGCTCTTGTAGCAGCTTATTATGGTCGTCCTGAAAAACTTGAAGAAGCTGACAAGATTTGTTTACTCCTAGCTAAATATTATAATTGTATTGATACTACAGGTGTTGAAATTAATCGTGGTGAAACTGTAAGTAATTTCACTAAATGGAAAGCACTTAAATATCTTATGAAAGACCCAGTTCAAATTTGGGATACTTCTATTAAAGGTAATGTAGTATCTACTTATGGTGTTAATATGGGAGATGGAACAAAGAAACTTGAAGGTCTTCGTCTTCTTAAAGAAATGCTTTATTCTGTTATTGGACAAGATGAACTTGGAAATGATGTTCATTTGTTTCAAACAATATATGATTATCAATCTATTCTTGAACTTAAAAAGTGGAATGCAGTAGGTAACTTTGACCGTGTTTCTGAAATGATTATTAGAGCACTCCAATGGCGTCTTTGTGATATTGAAGCTGCAAAAGAACTTGCTCATAGAAAAAAGATTGATAAGAGTGATGATGTTAATCAACATATAATGAAAAGAAATTGGTTTTAATATTATGGCTAAATATAAAGTTATTCCTATTGACTTATATAGACGAGATATTACAGTCTTTATAGGTTCTCATGATGAGTTCAAAGATTGGATTACATCATATTCTGTTTCTGCATATTGGGAACAATTAGTAGAGTCAGTTAGTAATAGTGATGATAGTGCTCTTGCATCTTACTGGTATAACAATACCAATGGAAATGGAATTATAGAACTTCCTTATCATCCTGAAAAGCCTGCTGAAATAGCAGTTGCCGTTCATGAAGCACTTCATGCTACTTTTAGAATGGCAGATTTTCTAGGTATAGAATATGTAGTCAATGGTAGTAATGAACCTTTTACATATCTTATAGAATATCTTGTTACTAATATTCTTGATTACGATAATTATACACATACTAAATAATAACTGCTATGACTCCTAATTATGCTGCAACTTTTCCTCAGCAACGTGTTAGTGCAGATACTAAACGAAAAGCTGAGTGGTATGCTAATTGCATTGACTATGTAATTGATGCAGGTCTTAGTTTTAATGACAGAAATGATACTGAAACTAAACTTGCAATTCTTCGTGGTGATATACCTAATTCATTTTATAAAAAGACTCTCAATCCTTATAATAGCAATAATGAACGTTTTAAACGTTTCCCTGCTACTATGAGAAATCTTGATATAATGTCGGATATTATTCGTAGATATGTTTCTGAATATTTCAAAGGTATTCATGAATTTGTAGTTGGAGCTAATAATCCGGATATTATTATTAAGAAAAATGCTAAACTTAAAGAAACTATTGGTCAATTAGCTCAACAAGCATTTCAACAAGCATTTGAAGCTAATTATCAACAAATGGTTCAGCAAGCACAGCAACAAGGTCAAGACCCTAAAACTGTAGACCCTCAACAAGCAATGCCTGACCCAGAGAAATTTATTGAAGAATTTAATGAGAAATATATAGATGATGAAAGTAAACAAGGCCAAGACCTTCTTGATTTTGTTCGTACTATGACTCAAGATAATATTATATATTTGTCTGCTTTCTTTGATTTTGTTTCTCTTGGAGAATGTTATTCTTATTCTGATGTAAGAGGCGATAAACTATTTAAAGAACAAGTTCCTGTACTTGAGGCTTATCCTATCCCTAATAGCAATTATTTTGTTGAAGATCACGATATGTTTGCAAGACGTATGCTTCTAACATATCAACAAATTATGGATATGTTTGATGAATTTCTTGATGAAAAAGATAAATACTTTCTTGAAAATCATTATGGTAGAGCTTGGGCTAATGGTGGTGTAGCTAGACTTTCTTGGACACAAATGTTTGAGAATTATTCTGATGTTTGTGAAAAGTTTACTAAAGAAGAACGTGAAGTGTTTAAACGTGAACCTGTTAGTATTCACGCTGAGAATAGTAATATGTTTGAAGTTTGGCATGTTGTTTGGCGTGGAGAAGCTAAACGTGGTATTCTTACTTATATCAATGAAATTGGTATGCAAACTACTCGTGTAGTTGAAGAAGATTATAAAATGAATCCTGAAATGGGAGATATAGATATTGAATGGGTTTATGAACCTCAAGTTTACGAAGGTTATCGTATAGGTTCTCGTTATACTTCTATATATCCTATTAAAGCTCGTCCTATCGCTTTTAATCGTAATGGTAAACTTCCTTATAACGGTATTATGGAAGTTCTTCCTATGATGGGTAAGTTTAGTATTATTAAACTTGTTACTCCTTATCAGATAATGCGAAACATATTCGCTTATCATAGAGAAATGGTAATAGCTAAGAATAAAATGTTGATACTCTTGCTTCCAGAATCATTGATAGCAGGAGACGAAGAGGACAAGCTGTATAAGATGCAAGCAGATGGAGTATTGTTTATAGATGATAGTGAAGATACTAATTCTCTTAAAGCTCAACAGATTCGTCTTCTTAATGCTAATATGGGAGATTATATTACTCAACTTACTAATCTCATGGAAAGTGTTAAACTTGAAGCTCGTGAGATGGTTGATATGAATATGCAACGTTATGGCGATATAGCTCAATCTGCTGGTGCTGCTACAACTCAAGAAGCTATTTCTCGTTCATCTATGGGCATGGTTATTCTTGTTCAGATGTTTGATGAGTTCCGTAAAGCAGACTATAATCGTGATATTGATTATTGTAAACTTGCATATATTGACGGTCTTGATACTGCTTATTGGGATGAACTTGGAAGACGTCGTACTATAAGTCTTGATGTTGATAGTTTCATAAGTTCTGATTATTCTACTACAGTTCGTAATGATGCTAAAGAACTTGATAAAGTTAAACAACTTCGTCAATGGGCGTTTAGTGCTGCTCAAAATGGTGACCTTGATATGGCTATTGCAGCTATTTCTGGAGATAATGTTTCTCAAATTAAAGCTACTGTTCTTAAATATATGGAAATTAAACGTCAACATGAAGAACAGATGCAACAAGTAGAACAGATGTTGAAACAAGAAGAACTGCAAGCTAAACTTCAAGAGATTCAAGCTAAAGGTGAACAAGATAGACTTACTAAACAACTTCAATATCAATATGAAATGCAACTTAAATATATTGATGTCGATATGTCACTTCTTGCTTCTGATGGTTCTGATGCTGATGCTAAAAATAGACTTTCTTCAGTTGCTGAAGAAAATAAACGTAATATTGAACAACAACGTATTCAACTTGAACATCAGAAACTTATGGCTGATACTTATAGTAAAGCTGCTGATAGACAAGTTAAAATGCACCAAATTGATACTCAATTAAAGATTGCTAAAGAAAATAAAAATAGATATGATAAGTAATATTTGTTATTGGATTGGTAGAATTGCCAAAGATAAAATTCTACATTTTCTTCTTTCTTATATGATATTTGATTATGCACTTAGTGCTTGTGTTATGTGGGATTTTCCTATTTGGCTAATACTTACTCTCTCTCTATTGATTGTAAGTTGTGCTATTATAGGAAAAGAACTTATAGATAAGAAAGAATATAATAGTTTTGATTGGTGGAATATTGTTGCAGGTTATCTTGGAGTTATTGCTAAACTAATCCCATTTCTTGTAATGATATTGTAGTGCATTCCCAAACTACTCTTTGTCCTCGTTATAGTGTTAATCATTATAACGAGGATTCTTTTATTAAATATAAAATATTTTTGAGCTATTTCAGCCAGTTCTATATATCTTCTGATAAGTTGTTCATCTTCACTAATAAAATAGATTGTGAGAACTGAGAGATAGCAAATTTGGCTATTCTCTGACAATATCTCTGACCGACTGAAATGTCAGAGCCATTATCTTATTACAATTGATAGCAGTAATAATAAAGGAAATAGCAGTGTTAGTGATAATTTTGATGAAAATGTTGCAATTTATTTTGGTAAATATAATGAATTGGACTATCTTTGTAATGTTTAGATAAACTAATAGTAAACATAATAAACGTAATAATCTTATGGCTGTTACAGACATTGATTTTGAGGGCACAGGTAATCAAGGTGGTGCAACTCTTCCTGTGGATAATCCCTCTGGTGATAGTCAACAGACTGTCACAAATAGCGACACTACTAATCTTGGAGGTGATGAAGCTGATGATATTACTAATAAACCCGCTGAAAGTGGTGATACTGCTGGAGAAACTAAGCCGGCTGAAGATACCAACACTTCTGCTACGGGCGAGCTAACTGCTGGTGATACTATTGACGTAGACGGTACTATTTATACCGTTGCTGAAAATGGCGACCTAGTAGATGACAAAGGTAATGTTTTCAAAGAAGCTAAAGATGTACAAAATTGGCTTGCTTCAGTTGAGGTTGAAGATGAAAATGCTAACTCTCCTATTACTCTTTCTTCTATTCAAGAAGCTCTTGGTGTTACAATCACTGATGAGGACGGTAAAAATGTAACTTTCACAGATGATGCTGATGGTGTAAAAGCCTATGTTGATTCTGTTATTGCTGTTAAATCACAAGAACTTCAAGAAGCAGCAATTAATCGTCTTTATCAAGATAATCCTCTTCTTAAACAATTCCAAGATTATGTCCAGTTGAATGGTACTCCTAAAGGTTTCGGTGAAATTCCTGACCGTAGTGGTATTCGACTTGACAAAGATAACGAACAGCAACTTGTTGCAGTTATTAAAATGGCTGCTCAAGAGTTCGGTAACAAGAGTCTTAACGATAATTATATCAAATATCTTCGTGATAGTGGTGGTCTTTATGATGAAGCTCGTAATCAACTTCAAGCTCTTGTTGAGAAAGATACTGAATATAAGAAGCAGATTGAAACTAAAGCTCAAGAGCAGCGTGATGCACAGGCTAAAGCTACAGCTGATTACTGGAATAATGTTAATCGTATTGTAGAAAGTCGTCAGATTGGTAGTTATCGTATTCCTGAAAGTTTTACCAAAGAAGTTGATGGTAAGAAAATTATTATTACTTCTAAAGACTTCTTCAATTATCTTTCTACTCCTAAAGAAGTAGATGGTAGGATTGCTACTGGTTATCAACATGACCTTGCTAAACTTACTGATGAAGAATATATGAATCGTGAGATACTTGATGCTTGGCTTATGTTTACAGGCGGAACGTATAAAGATTTAATTGATATGGCAGTTAAAGAAGAACAAGTTCGTCAACTGCGTGTTAAGTCAAAAGATCGTCGTGCCACTAAGTCTGTTAAAGTTGTTAAACACAATGCTGGTAAATCGAGTATTGATGATATAATTCTTTAATATATTAACTAATATTTAATTCTAAATTGTAATTTTATGTACAAACTTAGAGAAGTATCTCGTGGTAATTATGATGATCGTGGTTATTCTAATGAAGAAACCATTGCTCATCTTATGCTAACTAAACCCGAGGAAATTAACAACATTCTTACCTATACTTATGGTATGGATGATGATCGTTTCCCTCTTACTTTCCTTACTGAGGGTCAAGGTTCTGCTGGTGTAGTTGATATTGCTACTGTTCAGTGGACTTGGAAAACTATGGGTCGTATGAAGTTTAATGATTATGTTCTTCATTTTAACACTGCTAATACTACACCTGGTAAAGGTGGTGCTATGTTTGATGTTGAATTTGCTACTCACTGGCTCATTGAACAATATGGTCTTATTGCTCCTGATGGTGTAACACAGGTTCGTATTATGAAAGACCTTGGTGAAGGCCCTCATGGAGGCTATCTTTATCGTCTTAAACTTACTAATCCTGATCCTAATGCTTTTGTAGATATTGCTAACCTTGCTGTTGGTAAATATTGGTCTATGACTGCTCCTACGATTAGTGAAAGCTATTCTAAGGGTAATCGTAGTAATGTTATGGGGCCTGGTAAGATGACTTCTCAACTTGAGTTCCACCGTTATTCTAAAGAGATTGCTGGTAATATTTCTAATGTAGTTACTACTTATGAGTTCCGTACTAAAGGTGGTGGTACTACTAATCTTTGGATTAATGAAGAGATGCGTCAGCATGACATTCAGTGTCGTATTATGGATGAAGAACGTCTGTGGCTTGCTGAATATAATAGGAATGAAAATGGTGAGATTCTCCTTGTAGACCCTGACAATGGTCAGCCAATTCCTCATACAGCAGGTATGATGCAGATTTGTCGTGAGTCCAACTATGATACTTATGGTGAAGTTCTTACACTTAATAAGATTAAGCGTACTATCGGTGATGTTCTTTCTAAAGATACTGATACTGGTTCTATGCAGATTGAACTTATGGGCGGTAAGGGTTTTGTAGAAGATTTTGATATGGCTATGCGTGCTGATGCAAATGCTAACGGTTTTGCTACTCCTCTTGGTGACCAGATGATTCAAAATGCTGGTGAAGGTCTTGCTTATGGTAAGTACTTCCGAGTATATAAGACTGTTGATGGTCATACTATCACTGTTCGTCATCTTCCTTTCTTGGATAACGGTACTCTTGCAGAGAACGCTAAAGCTAATGGTATGATTCATCCTCGTACTGGTCTTCCTATGACTTCGCATCAAGCTTTCCTTATTGATATGTCAACTTATCAAGGTCAGCGTAATGTTCGTAAAGTTCGTCAGAAAGGTCAGATTTATAAGTGTGGTGTTCTGAAAGGTCTTACAGATATTCCTGCTTCTTGGGGTGCAGTGCCTACTAATTCTATTTCTACTGAGATTGATATGTCACGTTATGAAATTAAGAATAGTTATGGTCTGCAAGTGAACAACGCAACCAAGATGTTCCAACTCAAGTGTGTACTCTAAAAGATAATAATCAGTAAAATTATAGAACAATGGATATTAAAACTTCCGCAACAGGAACTCCCAATAAAGTTCAAACAGGAGCTACTCCTGCAACAGCAATAGTAGATGATGAAATGGACAAAGAATATATTGACAATCGTAATATAACTATTAGCCTTGTACATAATTATTCTAATTATCGCAAAGCTAATATCAAAGTTCTTGGTCAGCGTACTGAAACTATTGGTAGTTCTATTACTTCTTGTCGAATTCTTTCATCTAATCAAGGTGAAGTTGAAGCATATTTCCCTGCTCTTGTTGGACTTTCTCCTAATAATCCTGAATTTATTTCTAGAGTTAAGGCTTGGCTTAGTAACATTCAGTTCCCTATCAACAATAATGATGCTACTCTAAATATCACGTTTATTTATAATACTAAACGTGATTATCTTGATTTCAAGAAGAAAGAGGATGCTATTGAAGAAGAATATGCTAAGACCGACCGTTCTAATACTACTATGATTCGTGAAGCAGTTAAGCGTCGTGTTAATGCTCTTAATGCTCTTGAAAGTGAGAAGTATAAGTATGGTCGTCCTCAAAATCTTGAGGAGTATCTTCTTTATCGTCATTGTTTGCTTTATCGTGATGTTGCAAAAGACCCTGCTCTAATTAACGGAGATGCTTCTCTTCGATTCTATATTAAAGATGAAGCTAAAGAAGCTGAAAAGCAACGTAAACTTACTCAAGAACGTAAAACTGCATTGCGTAACTTTATTGAACTTGGTGCTAGTGAGTCTAAGTTTAATGCTGTTTATATCACAATGTGTGTTGCACGTAATGAGAATATTGCTGAAGCTCTTCTTCGTAGCAGTAGTGAAAAAGAAACTATTCTTATGAACTTTGCTAATGAGCAGCCTGATAGGTTTAACAAACTTGTTAAGGATAATAATATCACTACTAAAGCATTCATTGAAACTCTTATTGTTCGTGGTGAACTTGTTCGTAGCGAATTTAATCAACAAATTTCTATGGCAGACGGTACTTATGTTGGTGCTAATTTGAATGAAGCTGTTGCTTATTTCAATAATCCTAACAACAAAGATATTCGCACTGCTTACGAAAATAAACTTAAAATGTTCTAAATTATGACAATATCCGAAATGCACGTTATGTTTAGGCAGTATGCTCAACAAATGGGTATGCAGAATGTTCGTGCTATTCTTCCAGAGCAGATTGACCTACTTCTTAATACTAGCATTATGGATATAGTCAACCAGACAATCAAGGAAAACATTGGTATAACTAATGATAGAGTTATTACAGATAATTCCAAAATTGGTCAAATAAATGCTCTTAGAACTTTGTATAAAGTAAAAGAAATTGAAATGTCACCTACCGCTAATCCTACATCAGAAACTAGAGCTTTTGCTTTTAGTGCTTCTGATAGGAACATCGGTAGGATGACTACCAATTTTCCAAAACTGGCTGAACCTAACATTATTCCTAACTATATGTTCCTTGTTGACTTTTCACTTAATTATAAAAAAGTGATTGGCAATCTTGGATACAATGGTAAGAATGTTGTTGATTTCAAAGGAAGTTATACTGTACTTACTCCTGAAGCAGTTATTGCAGGAAAAAATGATGCTCATAAAAATATTAGTAGTACCGATCAAAGTGTTGAAGTTGAAGCATTTGTTACATCAGAAAAAGATTATATAAATCTTACTTTCAAACCTGTTGACGTTGCTGGAAACAACCCTAAACTTCAATGTATTACAGAGGGATATGAATCTTGGTATCTTGGAGTTGAAGGAATTAATTCACAAAACAGTCAATATGGTGGTAAACATTATGTTTTAACAAAAACATTTACAGACGGTGATACTACTTATAATAAAGGTATCATTTATAATCCTTTAGTTATTCATATTTCTATTCGTCAGAATTCTTATGTCGCTCCTACATTTGATGAAGATGGACTTGAAACAAATTATTTTCCTGTACGCATTATTGATGATGCTTATCTAGCAGATACTCTTAATGATTTTATTCTAAAGAACAGACTTCGTAGTCCTATTATTGTTACTTATAATAATAATAATAATAATAATACATTTGATTTGTATATTGACAAGTTCAAAAAAGTAACACTTGGAAATGGTAATGTACGATATGTTCTTGAAAATAATCTGCTTCCTTATAAACTTCGTATTTCTTATATAGCTAAACCAGTTCAAGTAAGATATGCTGAAGATTTAGATGGAGAAAATGTTGATTGTGATTTGCCAGAATATCAGCATATTGATATTGTAAAACATGCGGTTGATTTGTATCGTATTGCAATTTCTGGTTCTCTTCATGCTGCTCAACAACAAGAGCGAGTTGGTCAACAAGAGAATATGAGAAATAATTATCGTAATGAAGGTAATACTCAACAATAATATTAATTAATAAAATAAATAATAATGAAACAACTGCTTATTAGTCAGAAAAAAGCTTATGCTACTTCTACAGCTAAGTTTACTGATTTAACTACTGTTCCAGAAGGCACTGTTGCTATGTTTGATATTAAAACTGGCAATCTTCTTACAAATGAAGCTAAAGCAACTAACGACTTTGCTATTGTTGTAGGTCGAGCTAGTAACAAAATGCCTCTTATATTTCCTGAAGTTAATATTAAAACACTTCAAGTAACTAAAGCTACTTATCAAGCTGGTACTACTTTTACTGCTAAAATTACAGTTCCTACTCCTGAAAAAGGTACTAATTATACTGTCGTAATTACTAAGAAAGGTACTGTATTTAATGAGCGTAATAATTGGACATTTACTGCCATGGCAACAACTACAACTGCTGCTGATGTAGCTAAACAAATTACTGCTCAAATTAATGGTAATAAGTATCAGCTTGGTGTTAAAGCAGAATATACAGGTGGTGTTATCACAATTACTGCTCTTGAAGTAGGTAAAGACTATGAAGTTCTCGGCGCTGATGGTCTCATAGGAGTAGCTCCTACAGATGTTACTCATGGTAAAAAAGCTGTTTGTGATAAGACTTACATTAAAGACCTTGCTTCTCGTTGTGCTGCTGGTAAAGGTTTTAACTATCTTGGAGATGACGGTAAAGATATTTATCCTGGATATCCTGAAGTTGTAGATGAAGACCAATATGTTCTTTATACTCTTCGTTTTACTGTTCCTCGTGTTGCATCCAAGCAACGTGATGAAGTAGTTTATCAACTTGTTCATCTCGCTGTTCCTGTTGGCTCTGCGTCCATTGCAACTTTAGATATAATCTTTGGTCTTAGCTCGCCTGCAGGTGCTTAATTTTAACTTTTACATACTTCTCTTAATTATAATAATTGAGAGAAGTATGTTTAGTTTCTTTAACTATGGATGAACTACAAGCAGTAAATGATATAGTAAGTAACGCAGTTAAAGATTCATCTTATATTACAGTTTTAATTTCAAGTGGTGTTTTCATTCTTTACACTCTTATTATTAAAATTGTAGATTATTATAAATCTAAAGACAAACACAAGCCATTACTTGAAATGGCGTCTGCTATAAAAGATGTAAGTGAAAATGTAGTCAAACTTAATCAAGTCTTAGACAAGACTATTCAAGACGCTGAACAAAAAGAATATGATAGAATAGATAATGTTATTATCGCGTCGTTTCTTAGCTTTAAGTCTGCTATATTAGACCAATGTATGGATACGATTATACATAATAACATTAACGCAAATAAAGATAATGTTACTCAAAATGTTTATAAAACAGTTAGTACTGAATATTATAAACTTTATTCTATTTTTTCAGCTTATGAACATGATTCAATTAATGTTGCTACAAAAATAAGAGAAAATTGGATAGATGATGTAACTGATGAATGTATAGCCATAATGTATAATGGCGATGATGCTCTTACAAGAATAAGACAACTTAATCATAAGCTTGGTCTTATTTCTCAAGAGTATTCTATATATCTTAAAAATAAAATTCTAAATCATTAATAAGATGTTCTTATGTATGATGAAACTTTAAAAGATATTGCTATACGTAACCTTGAGCAGAAAGCTATTGGTATTGTGCAAACTACCGTAGCCTTGGCTGCTCAAGGTTATATTGTTAATCGTCGTAAGCAAATAAAACTTGAATGGAGTAGTATTATTCTTCATGCATTTGAAAATATAGATGTATTGACACAAGAACAACAACAAAATATTGAAGTTCTTTATAATAAAATTTATAACTCATGAGTAATTTTAAACAAATAGAACTTGAATATGTTTATGTAACTATTCCTGCTGAATACATTTGTGTATATCACAGGATTCTTTCTCTATTAGCAGATTACGGTATGGAAATGCTTCACGATTGTAAAGCAAATTGTACTGATAAAAATAGCGGCGTAATAGAATGTTTTAATATGTTTAATTCAGCTGTTGCAGCAAGAAAATTAGGTAATATTAAATTAGCTTCAGTTATTATTGCTTATGTAAAAGCTAAATTAAATCAGCTTTATAAAGGTAAAGACAATTCTACTAGCTTTGTTTTCCCCGTAGATGAAACTGGACATTTAAAAGCTATTGTTAGTTGCGGAGAAAGACCTAAATTTGAAATAGAAGCAGATACTGGAGAATTACTTGAACATAAATTTAATAATGGATTTGATGAACATTTCCATTTAGGTCCTGAAGATATAGAACCTACTTATGATACTCCTATTTCTACAGAACCTATTAAAGATAAAGGTCTTTATGTTGAAATGGAACCTCGTTATGATGTTATTGATGGAGTTGCAACAGCTTGTGCTGAACTTTATTTTTATCATGACGGAAAGAAACTTAAACCTACTGCTGTAACAGTAGATTATTATTTTGATGGAGAACAAGTTTCATCTTTTCTTACTTGTACTAATATTCAAATGAATACAACTCATAATTTTATGGTTGTAGTACATTATAAAGGTGAAGTAGATGTAGTTACTAAAGATTTACATTATGAAATCCCAGATTGAAAATTTAGGTAAAGTTGCTCCTACTTGGGAAGGAGCTTATGATGAGAATCTTGAATATAATAAACTTTGTTGTGTTTTTGATGCACAATCAGGTACTACTTATATTTCTCGTCGTCCTGTTCCTATAGGAGTTAAGATTTATGATACAAAATATTGGCAACCTCTTAGTATTGGAGCAAATCGTATTCCTCTAACCGAAAGTATGGGTAATGATAGTTTCAGGTCTATGACCCAAGCTTATCTTACTAAACTTTGGAATGAGCAATATAAATTTAATGATACTGTAAAAGGAGCTGTAGCTCTTGCTCAAGAAGCTATAGATGCTATTGAACTTCTATCTAGAGATCAACAAGAAGCTCTTAAACTTGCTACTGCTGTAGTTGATTGTACTAGACGATTAGGTATTGTAGAAACACAACTTAACGGTTTTAGTTTTGGTCTTATGACAGAAGATGAATTTGAAGATGCTAATAATAATAATCTTATTCCTGAGAATCAGATTACTTTCACTTATGAAAAACAAGAAATCGATAATCCTGGTGATGATTACGAATAAATTATGGCTATTCACATAAATAGTAAAGAAATTACAGCAATTCATGTTGGTAAACTTGCTATAACCGCTATATATAAAGGAAGTGTTCTTATTTGGGAAGCTCCTCTTCGTATATGGAAAGGTAAGCAAATTTGGAAAGGTAAAGAAAAATGGAAATATTAAAAATTTAATAATATGGCTGAATCAGCTAATACAAAAACTACTACTCTTTGGTTTAATAACAAGTCTATAGAACTAGAAGTTGATAAAGCAATTATTCTTCTTACTACTGTAGAAAAATATGCTAAACAATGTTATGATAATACTCAAAAACATTATGCTGAAATAAAAAAACTTGATAGTATCAAAGCTTGTTTAGAATACGATATTACATCAGATTATCCTGATATTTTAAACATTACTCTAACAGATTAAGTTATGGCAAATAAACGTAGAAGCCTTGAAACTACTAAAGGAAAAGATATTTCTCGTAGACCTAAACCTATGGTAGCTAAAGCTGGTATTACTCGTAAAAGAACACCTTATAAAGATGGTGGGAAAGTTTAACATATCTATGAAGACATTCGTGCTAGTAACAAAGGTAACTCCTATGTTACTAGCATTTTGTCATTTAATAAACATTCTATTAAATTACTTTTACATAGAATTAGTGTTAATGAATTATCTTGCAGGTATAAGTATAATTAGTATTCTATATTTGTATATAACAAGTTATGCACTTAAACTTTGTGAATATTATAGAATGTTTCTCCATTATTGTGTTGCAGTAAATATTATAAATATAATAGATTATTATATTGGAATACCAGTAAATGATATTGGTATGTTTATGATACTCACAACAGTAACAATAATATTTATGTTCCTAATAATTTATTTCAAATTCTTTAAATAATGATTAGGTCTAAGAAAGCTATTGCTGCTATATTTAGACAAATAGCAGATAAAATAGAAAATGGTACTTGTGAAGTAGATGATAGAGAATTAACTGAAATTGCTAACCTTCTTGTTCATCGTAAACTTAATGCAGAACAACTTGCTCATCATCTTGGAGTGTCTCGTTCTACTATTACTCGTATGGTTACTGATGGTAGAATACCTCATCCTCGTAAAACTCTTGGTGGAGATAAATATTGGTGGCAGGATGAAGTTGAAAATCATATAGCAGATTATAACGCAAAATATGGCTTATAGAGCATCATAGTTGCTCCGTATTCGCTGCAAATTTGCCGTCTGTCTAATTCATTGATAATTAGGCAGACGGCTTTATTTTGACCAAAATAATGTGAACTATTCATTGGTACTGCAACTTTGCATCGTACAAATACCGGTAAAGTACATTTAAATATTAATAATTTAATTAAACAAAGTGTTATGAGTACTAATGAAGTATTTATGATTCCTGACAATCGTGGTAGTCAGAATAGTTTTGACCCTAATCTTCTTCTTGCCTCTATGATGAATGGAGGTAATGGTTTTGGAGGTAATGGAAACTGGATGTGGGTAATCTTCCTATTCTTCCTTTATCCTCTTATGCGTAATGGTGGTTTCTGGGGCAACAATGGTTTCGGAGGTGGAGATGGTAATCTTGGCAGTCTTGGTAATCTTGTTAATAATGATGCTGGTCGTGAACTTCTTATGCAGGCAATTAATGGCAATAATGCTGCTATTCGTGACCTTGCTAGTATGACAGGCGCTCAGACTTCTGCTATTCAACAAGCTATCTGTTCTGTTAATAACTCTATTACTGGTCTTAGTGGTCAGATTGGTATGAGTGGTCAGCAGATTATTAATTCTATTCAGCAAGGTAATATGGGTCTTGCTTCTCAACTTGCTCAATGCTGCTGTGATCTTCGTACTGCTATTACTACAGGCAATTATGAAAATCAGATTGCTACACTCAATCAGACTAATACTATTCAGAATGGTCAGAACTTTATTAATCGTTCTATTGAGCGTGGTTTCTCTGATACTGCTTATGCTTTCCGTGACCAGACTTGTCAGATTGGTTCTGCTATTCAGGGTAGCACTCAAGCTCTTAAAGATGCTGGTACTATTCAGACTAATTCTATTCTTAGCAAACTTACAGAAATGCAAAATGACGCTAAGCAAGCTAAGATTGATTCTCTGCAAGAAGCTAATTCTACTCTTCGCACACAGATTAACATTGAACATCAAAATGCTATTACTCAGCAAGCAATTGCTGCTGCTGTAGCTCCTATTAATGCTCAACTTGCTGAAATAAAGTGTGCTCAGCCTAATACTGTAACTGTTCCTTATTATCCTTTCACACTTCAGCCTAACTGTGGTTGCAATACTCAGCCTGGTTGTGGTTCTTGTCAAAATCAATTTTGGTATTAATCTTTAATTCTTAAAACTATGGCTGAATGTTTTAATGGATACGTTGGCAATCGTGGTGGTATTCCTATCGTAGAAGCTACACAATCAAATGCTGGTAGTGCAACTACTAACGCTATTTATACACTACCATGCCATGTTTTTGGTAAAGGTTGTAAAGGTATTATAGTAGTTAATTTTCTTGGTGCAAGTGCTGCTACTGTAACTGGAGTTACTCTCTCAGTAAGCGGTTCAACTCGTGAACTTCTTTCAAGTGCAGGAGAGGCTCTAACTACTCTTACAACAGGATACCACATAATTGTATTTGATAAGCCTAATAATAAACTTAATTTAGTAGTATAATATGTTTTCAGTGTTGAGTCGAGGTAGTCTTGTTTATATTGTTGACAAGACTGACGGTCTAAAATATAAAGCAGGTGAAGTTGTTGATGTAACACAAAGTAATCCTTTTAGTGGTGCATTTGGTACAACAAATTTTGCTCCTAATGGAACTGTTACTCTTAAAGTTAAACTTGAAGGTAACGTCATTGACTATCCTGAAGCTCCTGCTAATGGTTCTGTAGCAAGTTATAACAACGGTATGACTGTTGTTTGTGAAACAAAACAAGCTGCTATAACAGAAATAGAAAATACTCTTCAACATACTAAACAAATACTTGCAAATATTTCTAAATATGAAAAACTTGTTAGTGATTGTGAAGATGTTCTCAAAGAGTTAAATCCTGTTTTTGCTAAAGACAAAGAACGTGATGATAGGATAAATGGTCTTGATTCTAAGGTTACAAGTATGGAAGGCAAACTTGATAAGATTCTGAATGCTCTTACTAATACTAATAATAATCAAACTATAAAACTCTAAGTTATGTATATTGTAATAAGAAAAGATAAAAGTGAAAAACTTGAAGAAAAACTTCGTATGATTAAGCATTGTGTTGCTGAAGTCATGGAGTGTTTTGAAGAAAGTAAAGAAGAGCGTTACGAGCAGGAAGATTATCGTGATAATGCTCGCGGAGGAGGCGGTATGTACCGTGCTCGTGGTCGTGAAGAAGATTACTATGATGAAGAAGACTATCGTAGTATGGCTCGTGGACGTTCTGGTAGTTCATATCGTGGACGTGGTCGTTATTAATTTCTTGTTGTTTAACTTTGAGGAGGAGCGAAAACTCCTCCTCTTTTAATTGTTGTTCTTATGAAAAGAGATAGTCTAGATATGTATGATGAACTTCCTGAAGATATGATTGCTTATCTTCGTCATAATGGTCGTCATTTTAATAAGAAACTTTGCGAGTTTGCAGTAAGGCAGATGAAGTCCAACAACTTTCCTACGGGGGAGGTAGTTAAGCTGAAAGCTATGTCCAAAGATACTCTTGATAGCTTACTTAAAACTTATAATATAGAACTTAAAGAAAATCAACTTTATGATTATGTATTTGTAGCTAATATGTGTAAGGCTGATTTTCTTGGTAGTAGTGTTCCTGATGAACAACATCTCTGTAAATATGTTCGAGATGTTATAGATGATGTAGATGGTTATGATGGAATTGTTTTTAATCGTTGGTATGCTGATATGTGTCGCCAAGGTATTCCTATAAGTTGGTCAGATATGCTATAATAAGTGTAAAGAAGTGAATGTTAATAATTAAATTGGTAGTAATAGTAGTGATTGTGAAATTACTACTATTGCTATTTTAGATGATGTAGAAGATGAGATAGATAATCAAAGTGTAGTTAAAAGTTAAAAATTCATAAAAATTTGGTCTGAATTGTGAAAAATATTAAGTTTGAACATAATACTAGTAGAGCAAGTCAAGCTAGTAATAGTTATTATATTAAAGATAATATTAAATATAAATAAAATGATAAATGAAATAATAATTAATATTATAAATAATGCTATTAGTAGTTTTGATATTCCTTTTTGTATTATTATTAATATTGCTACTTATCTTATTGTAAGTGTTACTAATGGGATTAAACAAACTACTAAACTTACTACTTGGAATAAGCGTGTTATATTTCTTTTTGTAAGTATTATAATAGGTATTATTTATTGTCTTCTTGGAAGTGATTATCGTATTATTCTTAATAGTATTATTCTTGCTCCTGTAAGTTGGTCTTGGATATTTAAACCTATTTGTGCTAAACTTAAGATTGATTATAATAGTAAAGAAGTAACTGAATAAATAACTAGAAAACCACCTCGCCCGTAGGAAAGTATGTGAGATACTTAATATCACGGTTAAAATGTTACTGTTGATATAGTGAGTGAACTTATTACATATCGTACTACTGGCGAGGTTTCTTATATTAAAACTGATATTATGGCGTCTATTGCGCAACTTGTTTCTGAGATGGCTCATTCTATTAAACAGCCAAATAATAAAGCTGTTCGTGAAAATATAAAACTTCTTATAATTCATACCCGTAATGAAGTTATTCGTAGAAGTTATGAAAATCACGGATATATTGACAAAGGTCTTGTTCAAAGATTTAGAGTATCTCTTTGCGATGTAAATGATGGTGAAATTAAACTACCTGAAGGATGTGAAGATGTAGATATTGAACAAATTAAACGTAGTACTCAAAAAGTTCCACGTCCTGTTCGTCTTACTAATAATCTTCCTTTTGATAGAGTTAGTTCTGTAGGTTATCGTAATTCTAGAGAGTTTCCTTTTATTAAGGAAACTTCTGCTCGTTTTAGGAGTTATCTTCCTGGAATGTGTGGTATGCCTTGTTATGATTATATCAATGGATATATTTATATTTTTCCTTCTAATAATAATAGTTTTGATATTAGTCAAATTGTTATTGAAGGAGCATTTGAACATCCTAATGTTATTGAATCTGCTAACGGTGAAGTAGATGAAATGGATTTACTTCTTGATGAGAATGAATGGCTTCTTTCTGAAGATATGATTGGTCAAATTAAAGAAATCATATATAAAAGAGATTTGCTTTCTACTATCAGAGAAACTAATGAAATTCCAGATACTATTAAATTTAATGGATAATGGGAATAAAAGAAACTCCTACTAGTAATAAGACTTATTATAAGTCTATGCAAGCTAAAACTGCTGAAAGAGTAGAACTTGCTAAAGAAGAAAGAGAAAATCTTATTAATAAAAGTAAAACTCTTAATGAAGAACTTGAAAGAAATAAAAGTGAGTTTATAGAAAAGTTTGGAATTAATTTAGATAAATATCCTGAATTTGTTCAAAATACATATATTTCTGGTCAACTTCTTAAAGTAGCTAAAGGTCTTCTTATTAATAAAGAAAATGATTATGAACTTATCGGAGAGGCTTATGATATTTATAAGTATGCTGAACTTCTAAAAACAATTAATGATATAAATAAGCAACTTGAATTATATCGTAAACTTCTTAAACTTTCTCTTAAAGAATATACTGAAATTCTTCGTGCTTATTATACTGAAATTCATAAACAACTTATTCTTGAAGGTAACGGATATGCTTTTAGCAATGATATAGGTTGGATTTGTGTTAATAGATGTATTATCAGAAGTAAAAAGAAAACTTTAGATTTTGCTGCTACTAAAAAACGTGAAGCTGAACTTCGTGCTCAAGGTAAGCGAATTTATAACAAAGAAGAAGCTGAATGGTGTCAACGCAATGGTCTAGAATATAAAGCTGAAGATAAACGTGTATATAAACAAGACGAGTATTGTTATGAAATTCCTCTTATGGGATGTAAACTTCCTAATGGCACTAAACTAAAACTTCAAATTGGTGATTATCGACATAGTTCAATTAGAGGCAAAAGCAATGATGAATTAATTGCACAATGTAATAGTAATACAGAAAGAATCTGCAATCTTCCAATAGATCTCAAAACAAAACTTACACTATGTGATAAAGCTGATAAAATTCTTTATACTAAATTTATTAGAAATGAAACTCAAACATCAGTTACCTTTACAAAGGTTAATAGCAAAAATAGACAATGACTTTAATATTAGTGAATCTGATTGGATTCCTAGAGTTGCTGCTTGGACTATTGATGCATTATCTCAGATGCAAGTTCTACCAATGGAAAGAAAACGTAGAAAACTTGAAGTTAGTAATAGAATTGCACAATTTCCTTGCACTATAAACGCAACTGAGCTTAAAGTTTATGATAAAAACGGTTGCGAAATACAAGAACTTAATAATGTAAATTCTTGTGGCTGTAGTAAAACTAATAAAACTACTCCACAAGAAATTGCTGTTATTGATGATACCAATAAAACAGGTATAAACTTTATGAAAGTTGGAACTGTTACTGTAACAGGTGAAAATCGTAATTTTGTTCTTGATTGCAACAATATAGAACTTAATTTTGATACAGACGAAATTGAAGTAGAAACTTATGAAACTGCTACTTATTTTGATGAATATTATCAATGTGAAGTTCCTTATATTTACGATAATGGACTGCTTCTTGAAGCTCTTGCTTGGTATGTTTTATTTAAATATTTAAGTAGAGGAAGCAAGCATCAAGTTTATACTCTTGCAAGTAATAATCCTATTACTAATCCGTATATTCAATGGAATACACTTCGACCTAAAGCTATGGCAGCTGTTAAGATTGCTATTAGTCGTAACAATGATGGTTGGAATAATTTCTTTTATAATAGTACATTTCTTCCTAGAGGTTAAAATATGGCACAAATAGTTCCTAAATTAAATCTTAATAAAACTCCTTCTATAGTAGAACCTAATAGTTTAGTATTTGCTAAAAATATTAGACTAGATGTTGACGGTTCTATTCATAGAGATTATGGAGTTTTTCCTATGAGTATTCATAAAGGAAAATTTACTACGGATACTGTTAATTATAAAAATCTACTTAATAGAATTATAACAGATATAGATTTTTATATAAAAAATACAGAAGTTCCTGAAAGTTATATTGTTTATAATTATGATAAACTTAGATATATATCTGGAGAAGATATAAAAGATAGTAATAATAAATTAATTGCAAGTAAAGGAACTCATAGAATTGTTGGTGTAATACCTAATAATAATGAGTTCTATATATTTATTAATGGAACTTGTGTTACAGGACAAGACGAAAATAATAAAGATATTATTGAAACTCATAATATAATTGTATGTTATGATGAAAAAGAAGATAGATTTTATTCATGTAATTGTAATTGGTCTTGGTCTGGAGGAACTATAACAGGTTGTGTTATTAATAATCTTCTTGGGGAAAAGATTTTAAATATAGGAGAAAGTAATGCTATAACTATAGTTCCTTTAAAATGCATAAATCTTAAAGTAGCTACTATATACGATAACGAACAACTTTATACTCAAACACCAAATATACCTATTACTAATTTAAATTATTTAGGTTCTTTTAATTATGCAATTCCAAATGGTGTATATCAATTTTTTGTAAGATATAAAATTAGAGATAATTTTTATACAGATTGGTTTCCTGCAAGTAAAGAATTATTTGTTGGAAATAAAAACGTAACAGATACAAGTTTTGGTACTGTAAAATATGTAAATACTCATAGAGATTCAGATAATAGTTTTAAATTTTCTATAGAACATCTTTTTATAAATCAAACATATAATTATAAAAGTTTTCAAATTGGTTTCATTATTTCACACGATGATGCTATAGTGGCTCGTGCTTGGAAACATTTTGATTTTAAAGTTAGAACTATTGATTTTGATTATAATGCAAAAGATGCTTACGAAATAGAAGTTATAGATTTATTAAAAAGTGCTTATCAAATATATGATGTAAAAAATATTACAAGTTTTAAAAATAAACTTTATATTTCTAATTATAAAGAAACTAATTTTAATGAGAATCTACAGGATTTAGCAAATAAAATAGGAATAAATATAAGAACTCAAACAACTACTAGTGGTTATGATGGGTATCCTATAATTGAAACTAATATTCAAGGAAATGATGTTATTTCTGGTTTAAGAATAGGAAACGAAGATGTTTTATTTAGTGGAGAAAATGGTATTATAAATAGACTTCTTGATTTAAAAAATAATGGTAATAATGAAAGTATAAAAAATGCTATAGCAGATGCTTTAAATAATGACCAAAATAGTAAGAATGATAGAACATATAGTTGTGGAGCTAAACAATGGAGTATAGCACTTCAAGGAGATAAAATGTCTTTAAGACAAGCTGAACTTAATTTTGAAAATAATCATTCTGGCCCTGGAATTGGAAGATTTACATTTTATGGAGATATAACAAAAATAGATATTGATGGAGATGCTACTATAAATGTTTCAGATAGTAAAGAAAATATATTAAATAATATTCTTTCTAAAATATATAGCAAAAATCGATATTTAAATAAACAATGTAAATTTATAAATAGTAATGGGGTTGAAGATATAGATATAACTATTACAATTACAAGAAAATGCGCATATACTGTTAAAACAGAAAGTTCTGGAGGTAATTCTCATTTTACCCCAAATATTGTCGATAAGGTTGATACTGATATTGATAATCCAGTAGATGAAGATGGAAATCAACCTCAACCTATTTTTAAAATAGGTAGACCTAATGATGAAGTTAACGATAGTACTAATAATACTACAAATAGTAATAGAATAGAAGCTCCATATGACCAAATTATAACTTTACGTTTAGAAGCTGATTCTACAAAATATAAAGATACAGATTCTAGTTTTCTTATAAATTATACAACTCTAATTCCTTATCAACAATATAAATTTTATATTCATTATGTTAAACAAAATGGAGAAATAACTAACGGTTATTATTGCAATGGACTTAGGGGTGGATTAAAAATTGTTCCATTTAGAAAAAGTGTAGATTCTGTTATTTATCCTGAATTTACTAACATAGAACTTCCAAAAGGTTATGTAGCTTGTTTCTTTAGTATAGTTCATGTTGGCAATATAGTTGCTACAGTATTTGATATAAATAGTGAAAAACAAGAAGCTAGATGTATAGATATAAATGTAGGCCTAGTTGCTGGTAGCAGTAACATAACTATAAAACAAGGATATACTAATTCTTTAGGAGAAGATTTAGATTTTGATCCTAACATTCCTACATTTAATCCAAGTTTTCCTATTGTAAAACCTACAAACCCTATACTTCCTTCTAAAAGTGCATCAGAACAATATATTGTTTATAATGAAATAAAAACAAATACCGCAAAATATCATTATAGTAGTGATACATCTGATATGAACTATTTCGGAGCAGATGGTATCATTACTTTTGAAAAAAATTCTAGAATTTCTAGTGGAAAAGTTGCTTATATTGTAAATAGATATACAATATCTGAAGCTGAAGATACACAACTTACAAAATGCACTCCTTTTATTAATCCTTTAACTTTAGATAAAATAAATAACATAAATATTTATTCTAATTTTGATAATGTAAATTTATTAGGATATATTTGTGCAATAAATCCATTAGATAAAGATAGAACTATCGATTATTATA